AGGGCCGCCCAGATCTTGCCGGGGATGCTGGCGAAGAAGCCGGGGAGGGTGACGGTGAACCAGTCGCCGATGCTCTTGCCGACCGAGACGATCCACTGCCAGATGCCCTGGAAGAATCCCTTGATCGCTTCCCAGGCGGACTTCAGCGCGGTGGTGACGGCCCCCCAGTTCTTATAGATCAGGTAGGCCCCGGCGGCGATGGCGGCGGCGGCGAGCACGATCCAGCCGACCGGGTTGAGGGCGTCCACGATCGCTTCGTAGACGGCCACGGCGATGAGGGCGGTGCGGTACGCCATCCACGCGGTTACGGCGGCGGCCAGCAGGTCGGGATGCTTGGCGAGGATGTCGGCGACGGACACCAGGAACGGCGTGATCTTGACGAGCGCGTCGGTGAGGCCCCCGGCGAAGATGCTCACGAGCTGGCCGATCGCGGGCAGCAGCGGCGTAAGGACCTGCGCCATGGTGCTCAGCGCGGTGTTCAGCAGCATGAACAGGTCCGCCAGAGCCTCCTGGCCCTGGGCGCTCGCGAAGAATGCGGCGAGCTGGCCGACAAGGGCGCTGAGGAAGCCGAGAGCCTGCGCGCCGTCGGCCTGGAGGGCCGTGATCAGCGCCGTCACAAGATCAAAAACGTTGCCGAGAAAGCCCCCGAGCTGCCGGAGGATGACCAGAGCATCGTCGAAGAACTGGGCCAGCGCCCCCGAGGCGGCCGCCTCGTTGATGAACTGCGAGAACTGCACCAGCAGATTCGCGAAGCCCGTGGAGAGGGTGGCGAACAGGGGGCCGCCGACCGCGCCCAGCGTGATGAACGCCCCCGTCAACTGGGCCAGGGCCGGGATGAACGGCTTGAGCGCCTCGTGTGCGGCCGTGAAGATCGCCCCGATGTCCGCCGACCGGTTGCCGAAGGTCCGCAGGACGTTGTCGCCGATCTTCCCGATGTCCACGGCCAGGTAGGTGAGGCCCTTGTGCAGGGTCGGCAGCAACTGCCGGGCCACCCGGGTCAGCGTGCCCTCAAGCTGGTTGAAGAACACTTGCTGGATGTCCTGCTGAAGCTGGCGGAAGGCGGGGTGAAGCCGCTGGATCTCCCGGACGAAGTCCTGGGCGCTGGGCGACAGCTTCTTCATCGCCTCGTTGAACTGCTCGGCCTTTGCCGGATCGAACGCGGTCGAGAGGGCGGCCCCCAGGCCGTGGGTCGCCAGGGCCAGCGCGCCGACCGCGCCGACCATGCCGAAGATGGCCACTGGCAGGGTGCCCGCGAGGGCGGTGACGGCCGGGGCGAGGGCTGCCACGAGCTCCACGGCGAGGCCGATCAGGGTGGGCATCAGGAGGGCGGCGGCGACGGACAGGCCTTGGCTCAGACCCTTCCAGAGGGAGGTCCCGCCCTTCTTACCCTCCTTCTCCATATCGTTTTCGATCTTGGTGTCGACGCCCTTGGCCAGCTCATCCGCCGCCGACTCACCCGCCTGCCGCGCCGACTTGTCCAGCTCCTCGAACTCCAGACCCTTCGTCTGCTCGTCGAGGGCTTTCTTGATCTCCTGCCGCAACCCGGGCGTGAACTTCGACAGGTCAGCGAACACCTGCACGAACGCGCGTCCCAGAACACCGGCCATGGCTCACGATCCTACGGGTGTGGGTGGTTGCGCCTGGCCCATCAGGGCCGCAAACGCCGACTCGGCCGCGCGCTGGTCGTACAGGTCATCCGCCTTCACGCCTTCCACGCCGATCGGGGGCATTCGCAGATCGATGTCGAACCTGTTGCGCTCCTGCTCGTCCATCGTGCGCACGCACACCACGTAGATGGCGTTCAGCGCCGCCGCAAGGCTGACCCTGTCCAGGTCCACGCCAAGCCGGGTCAGTTCCCCCCCGATGATGTGCCACGACGCGGCAGACGAACGGATCAGCCGGTCCGCCTCCCACCAGGGACGTCCGGCCGCCTCGGCCAGCAACTCTCGGGACCGGGTCGCAAGCAGCTCGGCGGTAATCTCGCCGTCAAGCAGCATGTCCGCGATGCGCTCCTCCGCGCCCGCGCCCATCATCCCCGGAATGAGGGGCAGCGGTACGTCCTCGTCAAGGATCGCGAGGAACCAGTCGGCTGCTGGCCGGGGAGGAACCGTGAAGGTCTCCCCGGCCAACTCAACGTCGAGCGCCCAGACCTTGAGTGCAGCGAGAGCGTCAGCGGGCATCGGACGGCAGCTCGTTGCAAACGTGAACGGGAGATCCGAACACGCAGCCGTGGCTGCACTTTGGTGCTTCGGCCCACGTCACTCCAGCCGCCCTACGCCTCTGGTCCGCCGCGCCCTGCAACCGGCCAAGCTGGATACCCTCGCGGTACGCCCGTTTGGCCTTGACGTCGGCCCGCCAGAAGTGGAACGGGAGCCACGCCGCAAGGGCCACGTACACGCCGAGCTGGATCGGCCAGGGCACGTACTGGGCGATGTATTCGGTCCAGGGGATGGTTCCGGCCGGATGGAACACCCCGGCGACGACCTCCATGACGATCGCGGCGAGGGTGAGCCCAAGGAACACGACAGTCCAGAGGATTCGCTTCGTCTTCACCTGCGCCTCCGCACGGGGGCAGCCTTCTTTGCTGCCGGGGCGGCCTGGTCGTTGAATTCCTTGGTGGCCTCGGTGATCACCGCGAAGACCTGCTCTGCGCTCACGTCCCCGCCGATCATGGCGTCGTCGAGCCAGTCCTTGTCGTCGTCGCTGACGATCATCTGCTCGACGACCTTGCCGATGGTGCCGAGGTTGCGGACCATGCGGTCGCGCTGCTCAGCGGTCAACTCCTCAACGTTTTCGATCTTGGGCAGGCCTCGAAATGTTCGGGCCAGTACCACCAGCGCGCCATCAGTCGGCTTGCGCATCTCGACCTCACGGCCGCCGAGCGTGACCTTCACGGTCGCCTCAGGCATATCTCCTCCTCCTACGTGTCGCCGCCGGGCGCATCCGCTGCGGCAGCGCTCTGCATCTTCCATCCCTCGCTCGTAGCGACCTCACGCAGGGCGTCTCGCATCCACGGGCGACCCCGCCGGGCAGGCTGCGAGACCCACTTACGCACCATCGGCTGGCCATGCCAGACGAAAGCGAGGGCCTGCTTGCGCTTCGGGTAGATGACCACCGGGCGGCGGCCCTCATGCACGGGCAGTGCGTACTTGACCCGGGTGAACACCTCGCCCGTGATCTTCGAACCGGACGCTTTGATCTTGAACTGGTGGCTTGCCCGCAAGTTCCCCGTGTCCACAGGCGTCATCACCCGAGCACGGTTGAGCACCTTCGTGGTGACCTTGACGACCTCACGACCTACGTCATCCTTCAAGATCCCCTGAATCACCGGCAGGAACAACTCGACGTTGACCGACTTCACCCCGCCCGGCATCCGGCTCCTCCTCCGCCACGACCCGTAGGTAGCCACTCTCCACGTACGGCGCGGGCCACCGGTCGTCCGCGTCCAGCGTGAACTGCTCGCCACGGTCCAGATGGTTGAAGCTCACCGCTACCTCGTACGTCCGCTTGCCGGTCTTGCGGCCCGATGCGGCCATGGCTCCCCCTTCGTCCGGATGGGGCCCCTCGAATCTGCTTCAAGCCCGGAGGGGCTGCGGGCCGACCGTCAGCAGTCCGCGCACGGGGCGGGGACCGACACGGTCACCAGCAGTTTACCGCCGGTGCAACCACCCTCCACCGGCAGCGGAGACCACTCGCCCACCGCGCGGCGCTGCGTCGGCAGCCAGCAGCACGCCGCTGTGCGGCGCATCAACGTCTGATGGACCATCTGCGTCGCGGCCGCCGCCGCCCAGTCCGCCGTGCTCGGCGGATCGAGGTTGTCCAGGGTGTCGCTCGAATCCGACCAGGGCATGCAGAACGCGATGCCCATCTCCAGCACCACCGCGTACGCCAGCGGCCCGCACGGCAGCCACGTGTTGTCGGCGGCGGGGAAGCTGTCCCACGACGGGTAGATGTTGGCGATACGCACCCACGCCAGACCTGCACAGCACTCGTCGACATTCGGGCCGAAGTACGGGGCGGTGTCCTGGCCGACGCGAAGCTGAATGTACTTCGGCGGGGACGTCAGCGTGGCCAGCTTCGTCGTGAAGCAGGCCAGCAGCTCCTGGGCGACCGGCATACCGATCGGGTCGGCAGGCTGGGTCACGGGATCGTGGTGATGCGGTTGGGCGACTGATCCATGGACAGCACCATAGGCGACTGCGCAAGGCGGCCCGGGTTGAACTGGACCACGAGCTGATCCACCTCATTGAGCCCGGTCAGACCCCGGTCCAAGTAGGTGTTGACGCTCGGGAACTGCACGGACACGCCCGTGCGGGACAGCGACTGCATGCGCTGCGGCAGGCGGCACGGCTGACCGGCGATCGCCTTACCGATCTCGCAGGCGAGGATGCTCGCCGCGTCCAGAGCCTCGTCGGGCACGACCCGGCCGAACACGCCGGTGACGCTCCACGTGTCGGCGGCACCCACGTCCTTGTCGAGGTCCTGGCATTGCGGCCAGCAGGAGCCGTCGGTGCGCACCAGCAGGTTGCCGTTGTCGACCCGGTAGGCGCTCGCGTTGAGCGTCGCCCCGTCGATGATCACCGACTCGATGGACACCGTACGGGGAAGCTCCACCTCGCAGGTGGCTCCGCAGCAGTTGATGCCCGCGCACCCGGCGTTGTGCCACACCCCGTTCTGGATGTACAGCGGGTAGTAGCTGTTGCCCTCGTCGGTGCCCCACGGGTTGATCAGGTTCACCGGGTAGACCTGATAGAGCGGCGGCAGCGAGGGGGCATTGCACGGCCTGAGCGTGAGCGTGACGGTCCCGAACTGCCGACCCGTCAGCGAGTACACGGTGAAGGCCGCCAGGCGCAGGGCGAGCGCTTTCTGGTCGGCGGTGAGGGCGGCCCAGGTTGTCGAGCAGGCCGCGAAGTTGGTGACGGTCCAGCCGTCAGGTACTGCACTGGTCATGGCATCTCCCCACGGAACGGGGGCCGGGCGGTTAGTCCACCCGGCCCCCGTCTTGCCCGACTGTAGGTCAGCTCGCGCAGCCGCACGAAGCGGCAGGCGGGGCCAGGTACGTCCACTGAAGGTGCCGGTGGGTGTCCGGCGGCAGGGCGATCAGCAGCTTCTCTGACGCGCCCGTCGTCATGTTGGCCAGCACGTTCTTGGGGCCGGTGCCCCAGTTGGTGCCCTGCTTGGTGCGGCCGTTCACCGTGAACGAGATCGCCCCGTTCTCGATCTTGAGGTCGCCGACGGTGCCCTCGACGATGTTCGGCAGCAGGAAATACCCGTACGGGACCAGCGAGAACGTGCCGACCGTGACGCAGGCGGGGCTGGCGATGTTGGTCCACACCTCCAGCCCGAAAGCGCCCGCCGCGTAGTTGCTCGTCCGGGTTTGGAAGCCGACGGCCGCCGGGGCGGCGGCGTCGTTGAGCACCAGCGTGGAGCCGGTGATCAAGCCGAACAACTCCGGGTCGACGTTGCAGAACGTGATCGTTACGTCGATCCATTTGAGCTGCTTCGGCGACTTCTCGTTGACGCACATCACGCCAGCCGCGTTCAGGACGACGATCTCCTGACCCGACTCGACCTGATCCTGCATCTCCACCGAGACGAAACCGGTCGAGACGGCCGACACGCAGGAACCCGTATTCGGGGTGCCACACGAGTTGACTGTCTGGACCCGCATGGTGGTGCCCTGGATGGGGGCCTGGCATACGGCCGTCATATCCGCTACTCCTTGGCCTTGCCCTGCCGCGTACGCGACGCGGCGGGGGCGTTCTGTTCGGCGTCGTTGCTCTGCTGCTGGTTGAGACTGGCCTGCGCAGCGGCGGCGCGGGCCTGGTCCGCAGCATAGGCGTCTTCGCCGACGCTGGCGGATGGCAGGTCGGAGGCCTTCTCCCCATCGTTTTCGATCTTGTCGGGCCAGCGGTCGGCGCGCTCTCCGTCGAACGCGTCGGCCACATCCTGCGGAACCCGGAAGGACAGACCCGCATCGTGCTCGCCGCGCACGGCCTCAACGGTCCGGGCGTCGTAGCCCTTCTCGCTGGCCAGCTCCAGCAGCCGCGCGGCCACCTCGCCTTCCGGCTCGTGCCGGTTGGTGATTACTACTGCCATGATCGACTCCTTTGCTTGTCGGTGACCACGGTGTACCCCATCAGAGTCACCACTGCACCGTCGCGACAGGGGTCGTGCTAGTCGTTGCCGTCATGGCGTTGAGGGCGACCAGGACGAAGAACGCCACGCAGTCAACGGTGATCGCGTACGCCTGCTGTCCGGCCGTCTGCCACGCGTTGCCGGACCGGTCGAACGACTTCTCGGGCGGGCTCACCCACACCTTGTCGTCACGCCACACCGTCACCGCGCCGGTGGCCACCATGTAGGCGGTGCCCGCCGCCGGGGCCGTCGCATCGTTGTTGGGCTTGTTGCCGGAGTAGCCCCGGCCGAACGACCACACGTTCCCCATCGGCGTGAACTGCACCCCCGACGGACCCCGGGGGGCCTGCACGGGGGTCGGTGCGAGCATCCGTTCGGCCGCGAACGGGGCCACCAGCGGCCGGGCGTGGATGATGCCCGGATAGCTGTACTGGGCGAGCGCATCTTCGAGCAGACCCAAGCCGTACTCGATCGTGACCGGGGTGCCCGGCGTCGGCGTGACGTCGAGGATGCCCGTGCCGCCGTTCAGCTCGGCCCGCTGAAGGGCAGGCTGAACATCGGCGTTGCCGCCCCAGAACGCCTGCTCGGCGACGTACTGCGCGTTGTCGTTGAGCCGCACCCGGACCCGGCGCTCCACCTCGGCGGCGTCGTACGGGAACGCGCTGGTCTTCAGGCTGGCAACAACCTGAAACGGCAGGCCGACGGCCGTGCCGTCACAGCCGTCCAGCGGGATGACCCCGCCGTTGACGGTGTGTTCGGAGCAGGACGCGGCCGCCCACAGGTGGGCCTGCCCGCAATGCTCCTCCAGGTATTGCACGCCGCCCACGTCGCCGTGATCCGGCATCGGGAACGGGCCGTTGGCGGCCGCGAAAAGACCGTAACGGATGTTGCCGACGGCGGGCTGCGGTACGTATACCGGCCCGGTCATCGGTGTGAGAGCAACCATGCCTTCCCCCTCCTTTCCCGAAGGTGGACCCCGGGGCCGCCGTTGCGATCTGAGCGATCAAGCTGCGGGCGGCCCCGGGGGTCTCGCTTACGGGTTGGACGGGAAGACGGCGAAGGTGCCGGTGGAGGCGAGCGCCTGCGCGTTCAGCGCGTACGCCGCCGCGCCGTCCGGGATCAGGCCACCCGTCGCGGTGCCGATGGTGTAGACCCGGCTGTCGAAGCACGTCTTCGCGGCCAGGATGCCCTGCTCGGTGAAGAGCTGGGTGGTCTTGTTCTGCGCCAGCAGCGTCGAGTCGTACACGGTGTCGAGGGTGATGATGTCGGCGTTGCCGCGCACCCACGTACCGGCCGCGTACAGCAGGATCTGGAGCGTGTGCGGCCAGTCCTGCACGAAGTTGCTCGACGTCGGGTCGGTGCCGAACTGCTGCCACTGCGACGGGGCCCCCGTCGGGTAGGCCGCCCAGTAGAACGCGTCCTGCCAGTCGTACACCCACTGGACGCGAGCACCACGGACGGTCAGCCATTCGGTCATCCGCTGCATGGTGACGGCGTACTGGTCGGATCCGTCACCGTCGTAGAACGCCTTGCGCGTGATGTCCGCGCGGATCCACGACTGCACCCAGTAGGGGAGCACGATTTCCAGGGTGCTGTTGAGCTGCATCCGCTGGCGGTACTTGTAATCCTGGATGGCCATGTCGAGCGCGCCCAGCAGGGTGGACACGACGGAGTGGTCGGAGTACCAGGTGGTGCCGAGGCCGGGGGTGTGGCTGGCGACGTTGCTCGGGAGGCTGAGCGCGGTCGAGCCGGTCACCAGGGCGTTGATCATGAACTGGTTGATCTTGTGGGTGTGCGCGACCATCGCGCCCCGCACGAACCGGGCGATCAGCTCCGGGTAGCCGCGAAGCTGAAGCAGGTCCGTCTGGATCGCCAGACCGTCCGCCTCCAGCCGCGTGTCCGTGAAGCTCGGGCACGGCACGGACATCGTCGGCTTCGTGACACCCGAGATGATCTGTGCCTCGGTGTAGTGGAAGTAACCGGCACCAGAGTAGATCGACGAGAAGTCCGGGCCGGTCGTGTACTTGATGCCGCCCCGCGAGACGTTGATCTCCGGGATGTCCAGCAGGCCGTCGGACGACTCCAGCTCACACAGGTCGTACAGCACCTCGGACGGCGCGCACCAGCCGGTACCGGCGGCGGTCAGGCTGTTGCCACCCTGGGCCTCGATCCGCTTGCGCGTGAGGTTGATCGACGCGAGCAGGGATCCGCCGGGAAGGCGCTTCTCGCTGGCCGCGTAGTCGATGACCGCCGTCGCGTCCTCCTGGAGGCCACCCGAGGCGACGAGCTCCTTCGGGTAGTCCAGCTTGAACTGGGCGATGGAATGCCGCTGTGCAGCGCCGCCGCCGCCCATCGCGCTGTACTGCTGGAACCGCTTCTCGACAAGCTTGCCGACCTTGTTCCAGTCCAGTTCCTCGCCCATGGGGACGTCGTTGTTGGCTCCGGCGAGGATGACGGCCGGGGTCCGCTGCGGGACCGTCTCCGCCGGAACGGCTGCGGGAGCCGTCTGGGACGCCACGGCCGCGACGCCAGGGGTGGGCGGCTTCGCCGCTGCCGCCGTGGTGGTCGCTGCGGGGGCGGCCGGGGCGCTGGCCTCCGTGCTGCCCGCGTCACCGGCGTCCGGCTCGTCGTCCGGCTCGTCCTCGTCGCCAAGGCTGTCGGTGAGGGCGGCGAACGCGCCTGCGGCACCGCTGCGCTTGGAGCGCTCCGCGTTCACGCCCTTCGTGATCTGGGTCAGCTCGCGCATCGTCTCGACGTCTTCGGGCGAGACGTCGGAAATCTCCATGTCCGCGTACTGCGCCGCCGCCTCGCGAATCTGCGAGCGAATCGAAGTCAGGTCCTCCGTCGAATACGACGAAAAGACATAATTGCCTTTGTCGTCCTTCGGCGGCACCTGGAAAGGCAGGTTAGGCACTGCTTTCTCTCTTCACTTCGAGCGTTCGGCCGGACCGTGGCAGCGCCGATACACCTGCCGGGGATCATAGCCGGTACCGTGCACGAAACGGAGGAGGACCGTATGGAATCAGCTACGCCCGGCGGCGGAGAGCGGCCGCACTTCACCCCGGAAGCAGTGCAAGCGGCCGCCGAACTGGCCGCCGCCCTGAACCCCCGCGCCGGGGAGAAGGTGTGCATCGGCGTCCCGCACCTGAACGAGGCGGGCTGGAACTTCGTCGAGTCGGTCATCCGGGTGGCCGCCTACGACAAGGCTCACGGCAACCACCTGCTGCACAACTCCGGCCTGATGAACAACGGTGCGCTGGCGGCCGTGTGGGGCCGGTCCATGGAGCTCGCCCACGCACGCAACACCGCCACCGCCGCGTTCCTGTCCAGCGACTCGGACTGGCTGCTCTGGTGGGACTCGGACATCGGCGTCGAAGAGGACGCCCTGGAGAAGCTGATGTCGGTCGCCGACCCCGACACGGCACCCATCGTGGGCGGCCTCTGCTTCGTCGAGGGCGACTACACGCACGACTTCCGGGGCGGCCTGCGTTCCAGCCTGGCACCCACCCTGTATGACTGGTCCTGGGTGGAACCCAAGTCGGGCATGCCGGGCTCCTACAAGCTGGCTTCGCGGCCGGACTGGCCCCAAGACGAGGTGACCCGGGTCGGTGCGACCGGCACCGGCTTCCTCCTGACCCACCGATCGGTGTACGAGAAGATCAGCGCCTGGTCTGTGGGCCAGGGCGCACCGGCGCACATCTGGTTTGAACGCATCCCGGGCCCGGACGGCGAGAAGTGCGGGGAGGATATCTCCTTCTGCCTGCGCGCCCACCAGGTCGACGTGCCTGTTCTGGTGCACACGGGTGTGACGACAACCCACCAGAAGACTGTCTGGTACGGGGTGCCGGAGTACCGGTCGAAGCCGTTCCCGCCGCCCAAGGCGAGCATCCTGCCGCTGCCGCCGAACCAGTGGCCGAAGCTGGTCATCAACCGCAACGCGGCGGCGGACGCGGCCAAGGACTCGCCGATGACGGACCAGCGGGAGGGCGGCAAGATCGAAAACGAGGCGGCCCCGGACGGGTTTGCTAACGTCTGACCCGGGGAAACATAGAAGGACGGCCCCCGCCGGTTCGGTGGGGGCCGTCCTGTGTTCGCGTTCGGTTCGTGGCGGTCCGGAGTCTACGCGCCGCCGCGCCCCTTGCGTAGCTTGCGGGCCTTGTGCGGGGCTGCGAGCGGGGTGCGCACGCCGTCGGTCTGGCCGCCGACGATCTTCCCGCTCGTCGAGGTGCAGGGCTCGCCAGTCTCCGCCCGGCAGATCTGCGAGCACTTCCGGTAGTCGTTCCAGTCGGTTGGGAGGGGGAGGTTCATCGTGCCGCCTTCGGGGTGGCGCGGATCATCCGGAACTTGCGCAGTTGCCGCGCGGAGGGCTCGCAGACGGACAGGCCGACGCCCCAGCCCTTAGTCCCGGGCCAACGCTTGTCCAACGCACCGCCGTTCATGGCGGCGAACTTGTAGGCCGCCGCCATGGCGATGGTGACGTCATCGGCCTGGATCAGAATGGCTTGCGGCTGGTAGTTGACGTAGAACAGCTCGGCCATGAACACCATCTTGGTTTCCCCCTCCAGGCGCTTCCTTGTATGCCATAAGCATACGCTCTACTTGACGGTGGTGTCAAGCTTTCGTGAGCTGGCACTTCGGACAGATACGCACATGCAGTTCCTTACCGGTTTGAGAGGTTCCGTCGTAGACGAGCCAGCCGCGCGCCCGGAGCCTGTCATTGGACGCCCAGGCTCCGACCAGGCATCTGTCGCATGCCTGGTGCTCGCGCTTCGGGTCCGAGTCGGCGATCTCGAAGAGGGCGTCGGTCACGGCCACCACCGCCCGGCGTAGCTGATCGCTGCGGCCAGGGCCGGTATGCCGACGACGACCACGGCCAAGGATCCGATGCCCATGCTGGCCTCCCTCTGTATGTCGTAAGCCTACGCCGGGTTGCGCCAGGCCGCAAGGAAGGTGTATGCTATGAGCAGACAACTGAATCGGGGGCCGGTCAGGACCCCCGGCGGAGAAGGCGATCGAGTCGCGCCGCTGGGCCACAGAGCCTGACCAGGCCCCCACCTCATTCACCGGCAGGAGGAGGACGACGTGGAACACACCCCCGAGACTGGCCAGCAGTACAGATGGGCCGTCAGGACCACCATGGAATACCTGAACGGAAACGGTGACGTCGAGGACACCGTTAGCGACATCCGCGAATGCACGTCCGAAAGGGACGCCCGGGACCGGCATCAGGCGATCCAGAACACGCTGGCCCGGCCTAACCGGACGCACCCCAAATACCAGCGCATCGCGGCATCCGCCCTGGTCCGTCAGCCACTCGGCGAGTGGGAGACGGTGGAATGAGCGGATCCTGGAAGGGCGACAGCAACCCCGGCGGGCCCGGCGGCAGGACGCGGAAGATCCAGACAAACGTCCCGCGCGGCCAAACCTCACACCGCGCAGGTGGCAGCAAGCCGCCCGAGAAGAAGTGTTGCCCGATGGTGGCGGCGGCCGCCTCGGCACGGCGAGGCAAGTACCGGCTGGCGCGGCGGTATGCCTGGATGTCGGTGCGCCTCATGTCCGGCTGGCTTGTCTAATGGGCCGCTGGTGGCCGGACCCAGAACCGGCAGGCGGGCCTCTGCCGCCGCCCAACCACGGCCGGAAGCCGCCCGCACCCAAGCCGCACCGCGATTCCGGGGGCTGCTGCCCGATGATCGCGGCGGCCCGATCAGCCCGGCGCGGGCAGTTCAGGCTGGCCCGGCGGTACGCGACCATGTCGGTGCGGATCATCGCCGGGAGGGCCTGATGGGGCACGACTGGGACGACGTCCCGAAGTGGCGTAAGCAGGGCCGCACCGGGCCGGGCCCGGCCGCGCCCCGGTATTCGTCACGCAGGGACCGGGCGACGGTGCGGCGCGGCGGGAAGCCGGGCAAGCCGCCGGAGAAGAAGTGTTGCCCGATGGTGGAAGCTGGCCGGGCCGTCAGGCGGGGCCGGTTCCGGCTCGCAAGGCGGTACGCGCTGCTCTCGCTACGGCTGATCGCGAAAGGCGCATAGGAATGCAGAGAGGCCCGGCCCCGGGGAAGGGGGGCCGGGCCTCTCTGCGTGCGTTTCTAGCTGGTCTTGCGCCAGGTAGCACCGGGCACCCTGGCCGCGTACACCTTCGGCTCGGTCTCACGCACGGCGGTGAACCGCTTGATCAGATTGCCCTGGGCGTCCAGCACCTCGTAGTTGCCGAGGCCGGACCCGCCACCTCCACAGTTACAGGCCATTGCTTCTCCTCCTGCTCACTCCTGCACGAGCGCCACCAGCAGCTCCGCGCGAGCCTCATCATAATCGGCCTGCGCGCCGCCGCCGGTGGCCGACGCGAGCAGCTCACGCCACTCCGCCGCCTGAGCTTCCCGCTGGGCGGCGGCCGCCTGCTCGGCGAGCATCCCCCGGGCGATGGCCCGGCCCAGCTCCTCCGTGTCGATTCCCGCCGCCGTGAGGCCCGTGTCGCCCTCGTCGACAACGCGGTGAAGCGCGCCAGCGGCGACGAGGCTCAGGACTTCCTCATCCTCAGGGAAGCCGCTCACGGTCGACGCGGTGAGCACGCGGGGGATGGGGAAGCCTGCCGTGTTGACGTGCAGGGCGGCCACCATCTCAAGGTTGCCGCCAACGCGCCGCCAGTCGCCGGACAGGGGGGCGGCGCGCATCTTGAAGACGGCGCTCTCGTCGGCGTCCGGGGCGAGCATGCCTGCCACCCAGATGCCGTGCTCGTCTTCGCCTGCGCGCACGTACGCGCCGGTGTTGGACGTGCGGTCGTAGTGTTCGGCGGCCGCCCGGTAGCCGAGGTTGGCGGCAGCGTGCCCGCCGCCGTACGTGAGGCGGCCCACGGCGACCCGAGAGCCGTCGTCGGTCTTCACCTCCCCGGTGTGGAAGTACGCGTAAGAGGTGGCCGTCTTGGGGGGCTTGACGCACGAGTCGCCGATGCCGACGTGGCAGGTGTCCCACACGGCGACGTGGCCGTAGACGCGGCCGTCGTCGCCGATGTGCAGCGGGGTGGGCCCGGTCAGCTTCGGGTCGTCGAACCACGCCTTGGGCGGGGCGACCGGGGCGGCCCCGGCCATGAGCGCGGCCATCTTCTCTCCGGCCTTCCAGTCGTCGGGGAGGCTGCCCTCGCAGCCCTTGCGCTTGGCGATGGCCGTGAGCCGCGCCTTGAACTTGCCGTAGGGGATTTTCGGGTTCGCCCGGCCGTACGAGGACACGGCGTCGGGGACGTCCCCGCACGAGGCGATGGGGAACCGGCGGCCTTCCGGGTCGACGAAGTCGGCGTCGTCGAGCTTCTTCCGCACGCCCGCCTTGGTGACGTCCGGCGCGGCGTAGGTGCCGCCGCCGAGGCCGCCGCCGCCCTGGCCCTGCTCGCCTTCATTGCCGGGCGGTTCGGGCTGGCCGTCCTTGCCCCGGTTCGGGATGCGCTTGCGGGCGAATTCCTCGAACTCGTCGTCGGTGAGCCAGATGCCGGAGCCGAAGAACTCCTCGTCGTCCTGATTGACCTTGGCGGCCTTGGGGTTGCGCTTCTTACGGTTGGGGATGCCGGTCCCGGTCGCTCCGTCGGACAGCACGTTGGCGAACTCGTCGCTCTCGTCCTCGAAGAGTTGCCCCAGGTCAGCTATCGACTGGAACACCTCGCGATCGTTTTCGATCTTGAATGCGCTGGACGTGGTCCCCTCGACATTCGGATCGGACGAGTCGATCGGAGTCAGCTTCGCGTGCCCGGACAGCTCCGCGAACGCGGGGATGTGCACCAGCGTGGCGGACGCCATCCGGCCGGACCGGATCATCTTCAGCCGGGGGCCGTCGTACGCCTCCTCGGCCATCACCGGATCGCCGCAGCCGCAGTCACCGCCGGTCTTCCCGGCGTGAGCCATCTTCGCGGCCTTCAGCTTCCCGGCCTGCTCTTTCTTCCATGCCGCGTACGCCTTGGGCTCCGGGACGTGCTCCATCTCCTGCATGTCCAGGTCGACGGACGGCCCGATGACCTTCTTTTCGGTGAACATCCGGGCGGCCATGGCGGCGTTGCGCACGTCTTCGGGCCAGGATTCGTCGTCGTAGAACTCCCCCTGGCCGGGGAGCATCCCGTCCTTTTCCTTGCCGATCTTCGCGATGTGGCCGACGATCACAGCGTTCGCGTGGCCGCCCGAGTCTGCGGCCACGTACCGCAGCGGCAGCGGCAAGTCGCGGTGCGACAGCGCGCCTTCGTCGAACTGACGGCCGTCGCCGGTCGGCTTGCCGATGACGGCTAGCGGCATCTGCCAGGCGGTCCCCATGTGTTGCCCCTTTCGGATGCCTCACATGGTACGGCCGCCCGGGGCGTTCAGTGCCAGAGCGCCCCGGTTGCGGCGCTGACGATCGTCGCGATACCGGCGGCTATCAGCAGCGCGCCCGGCACCAGCTCGATCGCGTCAACAATCTTGCTCATCATGGCTGTTCCTTTCTGTCGGTCGACATGGTACAGCCCCCCTACCGGCAGGCAGGGGGGCTGACGGAGGGCGGGTGGTTCAGTGGGAGATGTCCACCGTGATCGCGGTGTCGAGGGGCAGCGGGCCGATCTGCCCGCCGGAGAGGTTGACGAAGACGCCTTGGCCGGTGATGACGGGGTACTCGACGACCTTGCGGAAGGTGTCCATGTCGTCGGTGGCGACGTACATGCCGGGGCGGGCGTTCTGGACGCTGACGGCGGTGACGACCTCGGCGTCCATCTCCCGGTGCAGGGCCGCAACGGCGGGGTGGTCAACGATCGCGCTTTCGCGGGGGATGAACCCCATCCCGTCGTTGATCATTTCCAGGTGGCGACCGTCGATGATGTTCATGCCGTTCTCCCTCGCTCGTTGTGTACGTCCATAGACTACAGCCCGCTTGACGTGTATGTCAAGCGGGCTGTGACAGGGGATTTCAGCGGCTCGCCGCCCTGGTCAGATCACCCGTCAGGCTTTCCAACTCCCCCCGGTATTCGATGTTGCCCAGCCAGTGCGACGGGAACGCCTTCAGTCCGTACGCGGCACCAGCCAGGGCCCCCGTGATCGAGGCGATGCTGTCCGAGTCGCCCTGGGTGAACGCCGCCCGCCGGACGGCGCTAGCCGGGTTGTCCTTGAAGCACAGCAGTGCGTGCAGCGACGTCGCCAGGGCCTCTTCGGCAACCCAGCCGTCACCGCCGATGTGGCACGGGTCGATCCAGCCGTCTCGGGTGACGAGCCTGATCCCTTCCAGCGTGTCGATGACCTTGTCCCAGCCGCGTTCGATGAACTGCTCGGGCGACTTCACGGGCCTGCGGGCGGGCTTGACCGGGCGGGGTGCCTCGACGATGTCCTCCCGCGTGAACGTCGCACCCCTGGCGACGTCCTCCCACCAGGTCAGCTTGCCCGGCGACGGCAGCACGGGTGCGATGCTGGACCTCCACTCGTGACGGGGGGTCTGCCACAGGTGCCCCAGCCAGGCGGCGTCGTAGACGCTGCGCTGGTCCCACGCGTAGGCGATCAGGTGGTCAAGGAACTGCTCGTTGGGCCGGGCCACACCTTCCAGGAGCATGCGGACGGCGGCGGCGGTGAGGTGGGCGGCCGCCATGGCCGTTGGGTGGCCGTGGGTGATGGCGGCCTGAAGCTGGGCGGCGGCCCCCATCTCGTCCCAGGTCCAGTCGGTGCGCAACGCCAGCGGCGCGACGCGCATGTTGGCCCCGTTGCCCTTCGACCCGGCGTCGGTGGCTTTCGTCCAGTGCTCTCCCTTACGCAGGCGGGCGACAGCGGACAGGCAGGTGATGCCGGGGGCGCGCAGGCCGTCCGTGCTTTTCGGGTCGTTGCGCCAGCGGATGAACTCGCGCACGAACTGGTCGGTGAGGTGGGCGGGGTTGGGGCGGCCGTGGGTGCGGGCGGCGCGGCCTACGGCGATGCTCATCTGGGTGTCGTCGGTGACGATGCCGTTCTTGGCGGTGTTGATGCCGACGGCCCGGCGGAACGGTGATCCGAGCTTGGTGATCATCTGGGAGGTGGCGAATTCGAGGGGGCGTCCGAGTGCGTCGCCGTAGGCGAGGCCGAGCATGATGCCCAGGCGTCGGTCGGTGTCCGGGGTGGTGTTTTTCACGGGGCTTCTCCTCCTGTTGTATCTTCCTAGCTTACATTCTGCTTGACAAGCTTGTCAAGCCGCTGCGCGAGCAGGGCGCGGACCTGCGCCGTATCGACCAGGCGACCGCGCGCACGCGACCCGGCCGGAGGGGCAACCGACAGCAGCCGACCGCCCGTGACCAGCTCGTTCACGTACTGGCGCGAGCAGCCGAGCACGTCCGCCGCGTCCTGCTGCGTCATGGCCGCCGGGCCGCAGCCGCCCGCCGCGAACAGCAGGCGGCCCAGCGGAGTCGCCCAGAATGACGCGCTGGCCAGGTCGGCGGGCTCGACAACCGCCCGCAACCTGGAGACGGCATTCTGGTCGCCCAGGGCGACGCGGCCGATCAGGTAGTCGGCGAGGGTACAGAGGTAGTGGCCCGGTCCGTCCTTCCCGGTGTTGAACGCGACGTTGTACCGGACAACGAGTAGCGCGAGCCGGTCGGTGAGGTCGGTAACGGGATCCTTCATGGCGTGTTCCTCCGATGCGGCAGGAGCCCCGGCGGGTGGCCGGGGCTCCTGGGTGGGTGTGGGTCAGGCGGCGCGCAGCAGGCGGGCGAGCAGGCGCGGCACGCGCGGCAGGATGTAGCGGTAGACGCCCATCGAGTCGACGCGCTGGTCCATGGCGAGCGGGGCACCGTCGGCGTCGGTGACCATCTTCGCGGTTAGTTCGAAGCGGCCTTTGGTGGGCAGCGAGACCGCGCCGTTGGCGGTCGAGATGTGGATGATCTTGTCGGGGTCGGCGGAGTCACAGGCGATCCGCATGGTGTCTTCGCCGTCGATCACCAGCATGAAGAAGGTGATGGTGCCGAGGATGCTGAGGAACTTGATCTCGTTGCCGTGTCCGAGCTTCATGGTGTCTCCCCTTAGGTCTGTCGCTTGCTTGTAGACCTATAGTAGACACCACTTGACGGCGTTGTCAAGCCTTCTTTTTCTGGCCCAGCTTCCCTAACTTCGACGCGGCCCTCCACGTCGGAGCCGTCACGTCCGCGACCGTCTCCATCTCCGACTGGTTACGCTTCGCGGCCGTCGTCTTGCTGGCCGCCGCCTCACTCAGGCTGGTCATAAGGATTAGGCACCACCATCACGTCGACATACCGCTTACCGCTGTGCTTACCGTAGTCGGCGACCACCCGATAGCGCAGGCCCCGCTGAAGGATGATCTCGTTCTCCCCCGGATGCTGGCCGCCCTTCGCATTGATCCCCTTGATACCCAGCCCCTTCGGGATGATGATCCGCATGACCACCCCGTTGTATCCGGCGAAGGTCTGGGCGGTGCTCAGCGCCCCCGAGGTCGACGAGTAGGAGCGTTGCGACCACTCCACCCCAGCAACGTTCACGTCGTTCCACTTGCCCGACTTGAAGACGGTTTCCGGGCTGGAGAATCCCCGATAGAGCACGACGTCTCCCTCCAGCGGGGGCGAGGCGGCGAACGCGTTGTCGATGGAGGTGATCTGGCTGCTGCCGGTCTTCTTAGCGCCCGGCGGGAGGCTGTTCAGCTTGGTGTTGATGTTCCCGTAGGAGCTTCCGGTGTAGGCGTAGAGGGCGCTCTTGCCGGACGACGACGCGCCCTTCGACTCCATGTTGTTGATCGACCATTTGAACTCCTTCTGCGCTTCGAGCCCGAACTTCGTGTCGGCGTTGGCCAGGTGTCCCTGGAGTGCCGCGAGGTGTTCGGGGCTGCTCACGTACGCGCCGCTCTGCGCGGGCACCCATCCGTGCTGGTCACCCCCGGCGACCGTGTCGATGAAGTGGTAGCCGTTCGACGCGGCCGAGGCGGCGTTCGGGTTCTTCCCGATCTCGGTGGTGGGCGGCTTCGCGTGGACCTTCGGCGCGGGCATCGGCGGGAGCGTGGCCGACAGCTTGGCGGTTTTCGCGGCAGCCTTGTCGGAGGGCGTCTTGTGGGCGACGGCGAACGAGGGGCCGAGCTTGGCCACCAGGTACTGCTTAGCGCTGGCGATCTTGCCGTAGTTCGGCTGGCCGTACCCGGCCGTCTTGAAGTAGGCGGCCTCGGCGGCGGCCGTCTTGACCCCGGCCGCGTCAACCTTCGGGATGGAACGCTTGCTCAGTCCAACGCTGGCGCGGATCGCGTCCAGTTTCTGCTGGGCGATCTTGTGCTGGGAGGCGAACTGCGATGCCAGGTCGTCCCCGTGGGATGCCGCCTTCAGCCAGGCGTCCTGCTCCGGCCCCTTCAACATGACCCCCGTGTCGGGGTCGGTGGGGACAGCCTCCTTGGCGGCCTTCTCCTCGGCAACCGACAGGGCGAGCACGCCCGCAAGCTTCTTCAGGTTGCCCAGGTCTTGCGTGAGGCTGGGATAGTCCGAATGGGACTTCATGTCTGCTTTTTGCGAGTATGACTTGACCCCGTACAGGACGGCCTTGCTGGCGTGCTTCCCCCAGGCATCGCTGTAGATCTCGGGGATGAGGCCCTTGTCGTAGTCGGTGAGCGTCACCGGACCGGCGGGCTTCAGGTATCCCTGGGCGGACTTGGCGGACGCGTGGAACTGGTCTTCGGCGGCGGTCAGCTTCGCCTTGGCGGCGTCCAGGTCGGCGTAGAGGTGCCCGTTGGCGGCCTTCAGCATCTCCGCTTGCTTGGCGATGACTTCCCGATCCTCGCTGGTGAGCGGGTTGCCGTCTTTGTCCTGGCCGATTTTCAGGGCGTCGTAGTGGTAGGCCTTCAGGTGGGTTTCGAGCTTGTTGACCCGGGCGGTCGCGTCGAGGATCTTCGCGTGAACGCTGGCGAGCTTGGCCAGTTTCGCGGCCACCATCTCGTCCGCCAGCACCGCAGGCGAGTAGTTCTTGGCGGCGGCGTCGGCAAGCGCCTGCCCCGCGCTGGCGATGTTCAGCACGGTTGCAGGGTCCAGGGTGGTGCTCGGTGTGGACGCCCCGTCTTCCAGGAGCTCCTTCGCCCGGTCCCAGATTTGCGCGTTGGACATCGCGGCCGGTTTGGGCGCGTTGGCTTGCTTCACGGCCGCATGCAGCTTGTCGGCAAGGTCGTTTTCGGCCTGCTTCGTCGCGGCCTTCAGCTCGTCGATGTCGGCGGTGCTGGACGGGGGCGTGTCGTGGGCGAGCAGGTATTGGTGGTACTGGATCAGCGAGGCTTTCTGGAGGGGCGTCAGGTCGCTGCTGCCGGATGCCACCTTCATGTTGATCTTGTTGTACGCAGAGGCCTTGGCCTTGGCCACGGCGTTCGCGTGATACTGGGCGGTCGCCGCGTCGTTCAGGGCGGCGACCGCCTTGGCCACCTCCGGCTTGTCCAGGACAGCGCTGGTGTAGAGCTTCGTCTTCTGCCCGACGAGCGCTTCCGCAGCGTCATCGGCAGCCATCGCGTGTTCGACGTTGTCCGGGTTGTCGAGCTCGTTGAGCCCGGCAGCGTCCTTGGCGGCCTTGAAGAGCATCACGGGGGTGGCGGCCTGGGCCATCTCCTTGGCCTGCTTCGCCGACAGGTCGGGGTCCTTGATGCCCTGGGCGAAGTTGATGCCGGGCTTGACCACGTCAGGCTTCGGAGCCTCGGCGGCCTTGGCCGCGCCGAACTTCTCCAGCAGCTTGTTGGTGGCGGTGATCTTCTTCGGGTCCAGGAACTTCGTGACGCCCTTCTTCAGGTCGGCAACGATCTTGGCCTGGATGTCCGGGGCGAGTGAGTCGAATTCGGGCTTGGACAGCTCCTGGTAGGCGACGAGCTGGTTCTTCGCCCAGGACGCGCCGGGGGCCACCCCCTGCGCCATGGCGACCGCGTTGGAGACGTGGACGGGGGGCGCGGTGGCCGGGGCCGGGGTGGTGGTGTTGGCAACGGTGACGTGCTCGCCCTTGCCGAGGTTGTACTTCTCGCCCGACGTGGTCGTTACGACGTAGAAGCCGCCGGGGACCATGACGAGGGTGCCTTCGTGGCCGCTGCCGTCGAAGCCGACCTTGACTTTCTTGCCGCCCAGGATCAGGTCGGCGGAGCCATCCTTTTTGATCTTGGCGGCGACGTTGACCGGCGTCATGACTGTCGTGTCGGCGTTGATCCCCGCGCCCTTGTTCTCGACCGGCTCGGCGAGGGGCGGCACGTCCAGGGTCGCGGGAGCGGCAGGCGCGGCCGGAGTCGCCTTGGGCGTGTCGTACTGGGGGTGCACGACCTTGGTGACGTTGGAGTGCTCGCCGAAGATGTTCTTCGACTCGACGGTGGTCTTCTCGGGGATGAGCGTCTGGACGGTGGGCTTGACCGGCTTGTCCTTGGCGAACTGCGGCACCCACTTATCGATCTTGTTCTGGTCGAGTGCAGGCAGCTCGATGTTGCGGCGCTTCATCCACGCCGACACCGGCGTGTACGCCTTGCCCGACTCGTCGATGTACCCCTGGTGCAACTGCTGGTCGGCGGCGGCGGACGCAATCGCATCCTTGACGATGGCAGTCTTCGTGCCGTCGGGCAGCGCCTTCCACTCTTCGGCGTTGAGCTTCTGGTACGTCTTGAAACGTTCGGCGAACGACGTCTGGAGGGCGATGATCTTCGGCGGGCTGACGAAGGTGCCCGCCATGGCGGTGGCGTCACTCATCGCGGGCGTGTAGTTCTTCGCGCTCAGCGGCTCGCCGGGCTTCAGCGGGGTGTGGTGGGCCGCAACGGCCGGGGCCGGGACGGCCTCCTGCATCTCCTGAACTTGCGGAGGTGCGGCCTTCTCCGCGACCTTCTTCGCGGCGGCTTCCTTGGCGGCCTTCTCGATGCCCGCCTTCACGTTCTCCGGCTTGGACGCCTCGTGATGGGCGAGCATCTTCGCCACCAGCGGCGGCAGGCCCGGCTTACCTTCGGCGATGTGGTCGGCGATCTGGTGGTTGAACTCCGTGATGCCGACGTCGTTCTGCCCGTGGCCGAGGCCGGGCATCTTGTCCTGGGCGGCGACCTTGAGCGCGGCCTGGGCCAGCGCGTTGACGGCGTTCTTGAACGGTCCAGCGTCCTTGAGGTCCCCCTGGGCCTTCATCTTGTCGAAGACTTCGACCAGCTTGCCGAGCACTCCTTCAGGCATCGACTTGACGCCGGGGATGGCGTTGGAGAGCGCGACGATGGCGGCTACCTGCCCGGCGGAGGTGGGATTGCCCGGCTCGTGCGCCTCCTGGACCTTGGGCGGCGTCGCCTTGGCCTTGTCCAGGATCTCGGCGATTTTCTTCTCGGCCTCGGCTTTGTGCGCGGGGCCGATCTTGTTGACCGGCTTGGCGGCCTGCCCGAGGGTGACCTTGCCGGGGGCGGCGAGAGGGGCGGCCGCCTTGGCGATGGCGGCCTGCTCCTTCTGGAAGTCGGCGTTGGTGGCCTGGGCCTTCTCGACGGCGTCCGGCTTGGCGATGGTGAGCTTGGCCAGCAGCTCGTCAGCCTTCTTCTGCTGCGGCCCGAACCCATCGATTTTGACCTTGGCCAGCTCGCCACGGATGATCGACTGATCAGCTTCGGACAGGCCAGCCCACTGCTCCGGCGTGATCGCGGCGGCCTTGTCCAGCTTGTACTGGGGGGTGACCTTCTCCTGGGCGATGATGAAGGCGATGCCCTTCGAGGCGAGCGTCGGCTTCTTCCCCTTCGGCCCCTTCTCCACCGGCCCCACCGGCTTGACGGCCTGCCCCAGCGTCACCTTCCCGGGCGTCTGCACGTGCACGCCTGCCGCGTCGGAGACGGCCTGCCCGGCGGCGTGCGCCTCACCGGTCGCCTTGTTCGCCGTCTGCCCCGCCTGCGGGTGCGGCTTGGCCACGATCGGCGTGAGCAGCTTCTTCGGGATCGGCTTGCCCTGAGCCTTCAGCGCCTCGATTTTCTTGATCCGGGCGGCGTTGGCCTTCTCGACCTTGGCGGCCTCGATGCTGTGCCACGCGCCGGGGGAGACCTTGAAGAGGGTTCCCTTCCACCCTTTGCAGGGGCCGGGGTGCAGCGGGTTGAGGCAGGCGGTCAGGGAGCACGTGTCGTGGGCGTCGTCGTCTTGGTAGATGGCGGCCAGGATTGTCTGTGCGAGGGTTTCCGGGTCGCCGAGGCCAGCCGGGAATGGTCCGGCGGCGGCGATCAGGGAGCAGATCTGCTGGACGTCTTCCAGCCCGCTCATGATGCTGAAGGTCTGGGGTGAGGCGTTTGCGTGCTCAACCGAGAACTGGATCTTGAGCAGGTCTTTCAGCGCCATGAGCGCATCCTAGCCGATCGTTTTTGATCTTCAGCCCTACTGGCGGCCCATCCGCAGACCCCGCACCGCAGTCACATGCCCGTGCATCTGCACGGCCTGCCAGTGCAGATACCGGCCCAGATCACGCTGATACTGCTCGGGATGGTTGACCCGGGCGTAGCCCTCATCCGGCTCCGCCTTGCCCGCGAACGGGTGCAGGTGCTCGACCAGCACGTCGGGCAGGTACCGCAGACAGCCAGCCTCTTTGCCCAGTTCCCTGACCGCGTTGTCGCAATACAGGTGGTCGACGTCGCACGGCACCATCCGGCCGAGGATCCGCACAATGTCGGACGTCATCGCCCACTGGGTGGGCAGCTCCTCCCCGCGCATCCCGTCGTCGCCGTACACGATGCCCGTGCCGAGGCTGTGCAGCTCGTCGAGGTACCGCCCGGCCCAGCCGTACGTGCGCGGCAGGTGGTCGTCACCGGCGAACCCCAGCGCGAACGGCACCTCGGAGTGCCGCAGGGCGGTCCGGTTGAGCTTGGCGACCATGGGCCGCCAGCAGGTGGCGATCGACAGCAGCACTTCGGCGGGGGCGATCTCGTCGAACGCCTCCCGGTACGCGTCGATCTCGGGGTCGTCGGCGTCGACCGCGAACATCAGGGCGGCCCGGTCGAACGCGCCGGTGGCGGCCCACGCCTCGACAATCCGGGGAAGGTGTTGCGGCCTGCCCCGGGACGGGACGATCACCAGTAGCTCAGGATCCCCGTTCACGCCTTACCCGCCTCCTTCAGGATCTTCTTCTCACGCGCTTCCCGCTTCGCCTTGGCGACTGCCGCCTTGGCCTTGTGGTAGGCGGCCCGCTGCTGGGGGCTCATCTTCGCCAGCTTCGCCTTCTCGGCCCGGCGCTCCAGGATCCGCTGGGCGGCCTTACGGACGCTCTCCTGGTGCCGCTTAGCCGACCGGTCGATGGTGTCCTGTTCGCGGGTGTCGCGTTCCCCGGTCCGCTTGGCCTGCTCGTTGCTGCGCGCGGCATCCTTCAGGGTCTGCTGGTGGGGGGCGAGCGCCTTGCGGTATCCGGCGACGGCCCGGCGCGCGGCGGCGGCCAGCTTCGGGTTGCCCGGGTTCTGCGCGGCGATCTGCTCGGCGCGGGCGATGGCGTCGGAGAGGCCTTTGACGGCGGTCTGCGCCACCTGGGCGGGTGTTTGCTTGGTGGCGTCCTGCGCGCCCGGCTCGGCCTGGCCGCGCTTCTGCCCCTTGCACAGGCCCGGCTTGTGGGTCTGCATGCAGAACTCGCCAGTCTGGCAGTCGGCAGCGAGGGTGAGCCCTGCGGTGACGGAACCGCGATGCTTCTGGTTCTTGTCGCCCAGGTCGACTTGCTTGGCGCGGCCCTTGTCGCCGGGGACCACTTCCAGGGTGATGTGCCGGAACTTCCCCTTCGGGGTGACGATGAATCCGTTGTCCTTGACGACGCGGTAGTGCGCGCCCCGGTCGAGCAGGATTTCCTTCTCGTCGCCCCATTGGCCGGGCGGTACGCGGATGGCTCCCATCCCGGCGGGGACGGTGATGTCGGCGATGAGGGGCTGCTTGCCGCTGCTGGTGGTGTGGAAGTGCTTGAGGATGAGGCTGAGGTCGGTGCCGGTGGACCCGAACGCGTGGTCGGTGTATTCGGCCCCGGTCAGGTCGATGCTGGTGTCTTTGCCGCCGAACGCGGATGGGCTGACCGCGCGTTGCACGGTGATGGGGTGGGTGAGTTTGGACGCGGCCATGGCTTTGTCCATGGCCGCGATCTCCGCGACGATGCGGGGGTCGTTGGAGCCGTCGCCTTTGCTGGCGCGCAGCGACCGGTTGATAGGGCCGGAGCCGTTGACGTAGGAGAGCAGGGCCTTCTTCGTGGTGCCCGCGCCGCGCACGGTCTTGGCCTTGTTGTAGGCCCCGATGCCGCGCTTGGCACGCCGGGAGACCCGGTCGAATGCTTCCTCGGGGGTGCCGCGCCACCCTTTGCAGGGGCCGGGGTGCAGGGGGTTGAGGCAGGCGGTCAGGGAGCACGCCTCGTGGGCGGTCTGGGCGGCTTCCCTGAGCGTTGTCACCGCTTCTCCTCGTCCTCGGTGGCGGTGTCATCTCGGACCATACCGGTTGGGGCTGAGGTTTTGTCGTCCCACTTCCGGACGGTGGTGGGTGCCGGTTTGGGGTCGGGCCACTTGGTGACGTCGAATTCGACGTCGTCGTCGGCGAACGGCTCGTACGTGGCCTTCTTAGCATCGTTTTTGATCTTGCTGGGGGGCTTCACGTCCGAGATGAGGCCGTCCTCGGAATCCCAGTGCTTGCCGACAGTCACGCGACTACCTCCACGTCCAGCCGACGCCTGCCCTTCGCGTCCACGCCGCCGTCGAACACCACGCGGTAGCGAACGTCGCGGCCGAGAAGCAGCTCATCCTCGTGGTTGTTGGGGTTCTCGGGGTGACGCATGTCTACCCCGCCGACCTTGACGTTCTTGGGGATCAGTACGCGCATCACCATGCCGCCCCTCTTCGCGAACTCTTCCGCCGTGACGGGATCGGCGCTGGTCGAGCTGTACGCCTTTTGCGTCCACTCCAGGCCGGTCACGTCGTCGTCGTTCCAAGCATCACCGAACGCGGACGCCGGATCGCTCATGCCCCGGAAGACGACGACGTCCCTGTCGCGAGTGCCTTTCTTCAGCGCCTCGTCGAGGTACGTCTTCATGGTCCGGTCGACGCCCCCGAGCTTCTCCCCTTTGCCGACGGCAGTGTTCAGGGTTTTGTACCCGACCCCGGAGTAGTGGAGGAGGGCTGCGCGCTGGGCCTTGTCTTTCTTCTCGCTGAGGCTGCCGAACTGCGCCAGGGCTTCGTTTCCCTTCGCGGCCGAGTCGAATGCGGCGGCAGCCCGGCGCTTTTCGGCCGCCGGGTCGAGCTCGTCTTTCTTGCCGATCAGCGACTTGAGGAGACCGCCGCCGCCCTTCGTCCACTTGCCCTCATGGTCCCGCTTCTCCATGGGGTTGAATCCGAAGCTGCTGGCCTTCAGGTACTGCCGGTTCTCCATGCTGGTCGGCTTGTCGGCCTCTTCGAGCAGCGAGATGCACCGGCAGTTGACGACTTCCTTGGCGGGGGCGGTCGGGTCGTGGGGGTACATCATCTGGAAGCCGCCGACGATGAACGGGGAGCCGAAGGGGGCGGCCTGCCCGTCGGCTTCGACGTGGTCCGGCCGGGTGCGGGCGTCTTCGGTGGCGAGCCACCGTTTCACCCAGACGGTGCCGGGGTCGTTCTCGACGATCATGGAGAAGGCGTCGTAGGTGCCCCCGTTGTAGGCCCCGACGACTTCGGTGCGGGCGACGGTGCGGGCGCGGTTCTTCCAGGTGGCCATTCCGGTGTCGTCGAACAGTTGTTCGACTTGGGCGGTGACGTCGGGGATGCTCGCCCCGTTGGTAGTTGCCGAGTCAATTATCTTCGAGACCACGCCGAACACCTCGTCGGGAACCGCCGCCAGCCGGTTCTCCCGCTGGGCGATCCAGTTCCGCACGAACGGGCGCGACTCGAACGCCGTGCCGTCGGCGAACAGGTTCTTGTACGGGGCGGCCAGCACCTCACGCGCCACCTCGGCGGTGTACTCCGCCGTGAGGGCCGTCCACTTCGGCGTCTGCGAGAACACGGCGAGCGGGTCCGGCACCAGCCCCAGGGACGCCACCCCGCCGGTGAACATGGCGGCCCGGACGGCGGCCAGCCACTCGACCATCATCTCCATGTACGCCTCGTAGAGGGGCGGCTCGTACTGGGCGAAGACTTCCAGGGCGGCCTGCTTCTGGGCGGCGGCGTCCGGCACGTTCGGCTGGGTCACGGCCTCTCCCGGTGGTGGCACGAGCAGGTGCAGGGGGACGCGCAGGTCTTGCATTGGGCGGGCCTGCGCGGGTGCCCGGGGGCCAGCTCCTGGGCGGAGCAGTCGGCGTGCCGCTCGTGGCGGCAGTGGGTGGACCAGTATTTGTGCTCGCCGCTGTCGAAGACGGTGTCGGTTTTTCCCCGGTCGAGGGGCCCGGCTTCCGCGCGCAGGAGCTGGATGCCGTAGATGATGCCGCTGGTCTCGTCGGGGGTGAGGTCGGCGGGCTGGCCCAGTTCGTGCTTGGCCTTCAGCTTGGTGAGGGCGCTGGCGAAGTTGGCGAACTTGCGGATCTGCTCGGGGGTCATCACTTCGCCCTGTTCGCGTCGTTTTCGTCGGGTTCTGCGGGGTGTTTCCCCGCGTTTTCTGGCACTCGTACCGGCCAGTAACTAGCTGAGCGGCTAGCCCACGCGGGCCGGGCGGCGACAGCCGACCGGTAGACCCGGGACGCCCCGGCGGGGCCCGGCACGTACGGGATGACGGAACGCGAAACGTACACGGTGCCGCGCATCTCCGCGTCGTTTTCGATCATGGTACGAGGTCTCCCCGGGTGACATGCAGCGTCGACTTCAGCAGCTCGGGATCATGCGCGAGGCCCCGCGTCAGCAGCTCCGTGCAATACCCTCCCAGCAACTCCTCCAGCGCGTCGGCGTCCACACCCAGGGCGGGAGCCTGCTCACGTACGTGCGTCCACGCACCGGCCAGCAGGGCGGGCACGCGAGACCTGTCCGGAACCACCCGGGTGTGCAGTTCATGCTTCGGCACCGCGTACCGGGCCCGCGCGGGCCCGGCCACCAGGCGGCCACCAGCCAGCTCCAGGGCGCGGCGTACGGCGCTGTCGGCGGCGTAGAACAGGGCGGAGCGGTCCAGTGTGCTGACGGACGCGGCGAGCTGCCCCAGCTTCTGGCCCTTGCCGGATTCGGCCTCGGCCACGGACGGGAACTGCGGCAGGCCGCGCGCCCCGGCGTCGGCGGGTTCCGTGCCCGCCTCGTCGTAGCCGGGATCGCCGGGCATCAGGGCTTCCTGGCCGGGCGGGGCCGGTGGGGCGGGCAGGGCAATCTTCGGCAGGCCCAGGATCTTCTGCACTTCGGGGTCTCCCGCGTAGGCGGGCTGGGCCAGCACCAGGGCCTTGACCAGGTTGTATTGCAGCTCTTTCTTGTCGGGGGCGTCGTCGTCGGTGAAGGCGGCGTTGTCCCGGGCGGCCTTGGCGGAGATGAATTCCTTCTCGGCGAACTGCATGGCCTGTTCGGACCGGTTGGGCCGGACGGTGAGGTTGGCGATGTCGAACCAGAGGGTTTTCTTCTCGGGGTTCTTGACGCCTGCGGCTTTGAGGGCGGGCTGGAAGTAGCCGAGGTTGAGGGCGTCGGCGAGTTGGATGAGCAGCGGCTCGATGTGGATCTTGATCGAGGATTCCTCGATCTGCCAGCCGGACCAGTGGTTGGTCGCGCCCATGCCGGTCAGGACCTCGGGCGGGATGTCCAGGGACATGGCCATGCGCTCGACGGCCGCCTTGCGCATGTCGATGATCTTGTCGCTGATCTGCGAGTCGAACGTCAGGTGTTTGATCTTGTCCAGGGCATCGGTCGACACCTGAAGGATGATCGGCACCAGCGCCGCCGCGCTGTCCCGCTGCTGCAACGACGTCGCCATCGTCTTCTGCAACAACTGCTGGAACCCCTCCAGCGCGGACGGCTGCGGAAGGCCAGGGGTCTCCTGCGGCGGGCGCGGGAAGTCGATGTTGTCCGGCAGCAGCAGGATGCCCGCACCGGCCAGGCGCGAGTCGAGCTCCGCGAACACACGCTTCGTGCACTGCTCCAGCTCACGCAGCACCGGCAGGATGGCCCGCACCGTCGAGTCGGCGGCGTCATGGCGGCGCGGATGCGGATTCCAGCACCGGATCAGCAGGTCCTTCTTCGGGTCCAGCTTGTACGTGCCGCCCCCGTGGGTGATGCTGCGCCGCACCATGATGTCGTCGCCGCGCCGGAACACCTCCGACGACGAGCACACGTACCACTTGTCGGTGCCCACCTCGCCGTCCTTGGCGGACTGGTAGCCCTCCGCGACGATGAACACGTCCCCGGCGGTCATCATGTTGATCCCCATCAGGCGCTGGGCCTGCGCCTTCGCGGCGGGGGAACCGAACATGGTCTCGGCGATGGTCTTGGCCTGCTCGTCGCTGGTCTCGTCGCCTACGGTGCCGTCGTCGGCGATGTCGGCGGCGTACATGCGGCAACGGCTGATGGCGTTGCCGATCCAGTTCACGACGAAGCGCATCTCGCCGCAGATGTCGTAATGCCGCCAGGCTTCCCATTGCCAGCGGTGGTCACCCAGTTTGAACATCTGCCACGAGGCGGCATCGCCCAGGTTGATGGGGACGGCGGCGGCGACGAGGGCGTTGGCCGGGCGCGTGCCGGGCCCCTGTTCGCCTCCTGCGGGGACGACTTTGCGCTTACTCAGCAGCCCCACACGGTCACCCCTTCACGCGCGCCAGCGCACCGGCCGCAGCGGACAGGGCCAGCCCCAGGGCGGGCACGAACAGCCACGGCGTATCGCCGTAAGCGTAGATGATGGGGGCGGCGGGGATGGCCAGCCAGATGGAGATGCACCAGGGGCAGAGCAGCAGGTAGGCCAGCCGGTGGTGGCCGCGTTCCTTCAGGGCCGTGACGAACGCGTCGCGGGGCGGCTCGGTGATGAAGTCCTTCGTGATGAGGACGATGAGGCGGGCGAAGGCGAGCAGGTAAACGGCGTACAGAACAGAAGTGCCGGGCATGACCCCATCGTAGGGGGCCAGCCCGGCACGGCCGGTAGGTGGACGGTCAGGTTAGGGCGTCGAGGAGTGCGAGGAGCGCGGGCTTGAGGCGCTCGTCCTGCTGAAAGACGGCTCCTGGGATCCAGGGATGGTCCTGATCGACTTCACTTCTGGCTGCCGCTGCGGCAGCGGACAGGTCGGGGTCGGCGAGCACGGCGGCGACCGGGCGCATCTCCATGTCGAACGACCAGTGCGGCAGCATCAGTCGCTCGGCGAACGCGTGGTGTGTGATCAGCCGGGATGCAACGTCGGCGTACCCGTCGGCCTGGCCGTCGGGCACCTCGAAGATGATGGCGAGTTTCATCGGGCGGTTCCTTCCGTGGGGCGGATGCACCCTTCGGCCGTGTCGCTGATCTCTTTGACGGCGTCGTCGATGCCGTCGATGACTGTTTGGTTGCAGCCGCAGCCGCAGGTGTCGGCGGTGACGTTGTTCCGGATGGCTTCGCGTATGGCGATCTCGAATTCTTCGCGGGTCATTTCTGCTCCTTCTTTGCGGTCTCGCTGGCCTTGGCCATCCACATGCATGTCCCTTTGCAGTGGTGTCCACCGCACCAGGGGGCGTGGCAGGCTGCGCGGTACGGCTGGCAGTGGGTGCATGAGCAGGTGTTCGTGGGGGTCTTCGCGGGGGTCTTTGCGGGGGCGGGTTTGACCTTGAGCGAAACGCTCCGGACGCCCTCGGGCAGCCAGGACATGCCTTCAGCGGCAAGCCAGGAATCGACGGTCACCCAGCCCATGCTGGTGATGGCTGTCATGGCGGTGGTCATGTCGAGCTTGGTGACCAGGCCGTGCAGGTTGATGATGTCGTTGCTCATGACGCGCACCTTGGTCTTCTCGCCGAGGACGTCCCGGATGGCGGCGCTGATGCCTGTGATGTCCTCGGCGGCCTTCCCCTCCCGTTCGGCGCGGGCCAGGTTGGCGACCTTGCGGGCGTCGTAGTAGGTGCGCGCGGAGAGCCAGCGGACGAAGTCGCGGGGGTCGAGGTCTTCGATCTGCCAGCGGATGTCGGCGACCAGGGCGGCGGCCTGCCTGTCGAGCAGGTCTTGGATGGCGGGCGAGTTTTGGATGGTCATGTCGTTCCCCTTCGCTCGGTCTGTCTACGCATAGCATACAGCCCGCTTGACGTGTATGTCAAGCGGGCTGTATGCGGGGGATTTCAGCAGATCAGTACGGGGTCTCGTCGTCGGTGGCCTCGGCGGTCGGCGCGGAGACAACGGCCGTGCCAACCTCGTCCGGCTGGACGTAGACCCGGCCCGAACGGGCCACAGCGCCACGGGCGGCGGCCTGCACCGCGTCGTCACTGTCGCCCTCGAATGCGAGGATCACCATCTCAACGGTGCCGCTGACGGGAACGGCAACGGTCCGGTGGGACGCGTTGGGCAGCTCGGGCAGGCCCATCTTCCGCAGGGCCTGCTGAGCCCAGCCCAGGTTCCAGCCATGCTCGGAGACGCCCCGCTTGACCATGGAGCGGATGGCAGCACCCAGCTCCTCCAGGCTCATCGCCTGGGCCTCGTCGGACGGCTCGACGTCCTCGGGGCCGGAGTAGAACGTCACCTCGTTGTTGACGAAGTGCACGCCGTAGACGTTGTCGTAGCTGCCGTCTGCGGTGATCTTGCCCGCCTGGGCGACACGCTGGATCTGCTCCCGGAACCGGTCCGCAGCCTCGGCGCGGGAGGTGGCGGTGCAGCGCCAGCCGTAGAAGCCGGTGATCGGGGTGTTCATCCGGTACTCGGTGCGGCCGGTGATCGGCTTGGCCCCGAGCTTGGCCAGCTCGGCGTTGGCCCAGTCGCGGTTGAGGCCGTGGTTGACCGCGCCGGTGACGGCGGTGGTGAGCTGGGCGCGCAGGTCCAGGATGGCGGCGGCTTCGGCCCATGCGTCCTTGGTCGGTTCGTTCTCGCTCATTGCTGTTCTCCTCCTGATCGGTGCCTGTCTGCTCACAGCATACACATGCTTGACGAGCTTGGCAAGTCGGTGGCGGGGGCAGGTATCGAACCTGCATCTCTCAGGGGTTCGACTGAGCGCTTGCACCCTGCAAGCTGACCCGCCGTGGGAATCCTTGCGCGGGGGAATGCTGACAGCCCGCCTTCAAGCCCGTGATCTCCGGCGGACCTCCCCACTTCACCCGTCGAACGGATGCCCCGAGAACGGGGCAGAGCCGGGGTGTTCGAACGCAAGGCCCATGGCACATCCCGGGGGCATGAGCCGGAGCGCCCGGGATGGTGGCGGGGGTGGGATTCGAACCCACGTGGGCCACACCAAGCCGTCGCCTGGTGCGCCCGTCCAGGGGGATCAACCCTGGACCCCGTTGTGGCCTCTCCGGGCACCCCGCCATGATCGAAAATGATGGGGAGTTACCCCCTGACCTCGGTAACCGGACCCCACGCCAAAAGCTGCGCCCACGACACGCCATTCGACCAGCCGGTCGACGCCCAGTAGTGGCCCTCATCGTCAAGGCGCTTCCACAAAACCCCGCCAGACGTGGAGACCTGGCGGACATCCGGCGGGGGCGGGTCCTCCAGCCTGGGCCACGAGCGCAGGCCCTGAAGCTTCTCCAGGGTGACACGTTCCGACGGCGTGAGCTCCGCGTAGGCCTGCCGGGCGCGGAGCATCATCTCTGCCCTGCGGTCGAACTCCGCCCACGTCTCGCTGCCCCCGGGGGCGTTCTCCCCGTACTGGCGCAGGTGGAGCGCGTATTCGAGGAGCTGATAGGGGGGTTCCAGCTTGGCCGAATCCACACCGTCAGAGGCCTTGGCGACCGCCCGGTCGAAAGCCTGAACGATCACGTCGCAGGCGTTGGTGACGGCGGTGCGGTCAAACTCGGCCCAGGCCTTCTGCTGGGCGGCGGCCAGGGCCGGAATATCGGCCGAATCGTAACTGCTCAAGGTCTTCCCTCCTCCGGGGTTACGTGGTAGGTCGCCAGGGCACATGCCTACGCCGTGGCCACGGGAGACACCCTAGGGGCACCCTGGCGACCCGCCGCCTTCCCCTGCTCCCGCCAGCCTTGCAGCGGGCCCAGGGGGGCGACAGCGGGGATCCTGGACGGGTAAGCCCGCCACGGTGTTCCCCGCATCCGTGGAATGGACGGGATTCGAACCCGCGACACCTCCGGCTGAGTCCGGTGCTGTTCGCCGACCTTCTCAGCTTTCCATCCCCTTGTGCCCGAGAGGCGGGCGGGTCATGGACTGCTTGGATCACCGGCTCACCCGGCACCACCACGCCTCTCGGGCGGTCGTCTCTCCGACCTGTCACCGCATATGCCTTCGGTTCTCGGCGTAGCGCCATCCCCGGCCCCGCGCGCCGTGCTGGGTTCCGTCCAATCCCAGGCCCTGGTGCCCGCATCACGTTCGCGGCTCCCGGTGTCTGGTCGCAGGACGTTTCTCCCAGTCCCCTCACGTGCGGTGCCGGTGGTCACCACGTGGCCCTCAGAGGAATCGAACCTCTCCCCGTCGTCCGGGTAACCGGTGTCCGGACTACCGACGGATTGCCTTTCCTGGTAGGCCCTGGGGCAGTGGCCCTGGACGGACTCGAACCGCCTTCCTTCCGCCGTGTGGCGGACGCTCTTTCCGCTGAGCTACAGGACCCGCCGCTTGCTCACGGCGGCGGCGTTGGTTGACGCCAGGCTGAGCAGTCGATCATGTCCGTTATCCGGCGAGCCGGTCACTTTCTGATCAACACCCGTCGTTCCTTCGCGTGCCGTGCGGGGAATCGAACCCCGGACCTCCCCCCCTGTGCGAGGGGCGCTCTGGCCTACTGAGCTACACGGCGGTACTGGGCGCTTCGGCGCTTCGCGTGTCGACCCGCTAGGCGCTTCCCTGCCGTTCCTGTTACCAGCCGTCTCTCCGGCTGTCACCAGTGTGACGTCCAGCTTGCGGGTACCCGCGTCTGGCCGTCGCCGGTTCCGCTGGCCCCGCCGGATTCGAACCGGCATCTTCCCGAGTTTGCACCCCGGGATGCTCTCACCAATTGAGCTAAGGGTCATTGCCGCTGTGCGGCTCCCACCAGGGCTTGGAATCGAACCAGCCGCACAACTTGCCTCCTCCGCGTCGCGAACGCGGATTCGACCGTGAGGGGGGCAGGACTCGAACCTGCGCCCGATCCGTGCCGCCCGGGTCGTAACCTTCCGGCGGCCCTGGGATTGCTCTGCCAACTGAGCTACCCCCTCAGGTGGGGTGGCGCTTACTGCCCTACAGCAGCCACCACCCCGTGGGAGTGGCGAAGGGGTCTCTGCCCATACGGCAGCTCACCTGATTCCCGATGCCTCGGGAGGCGGGCCCTTCGCCGCTCCCTTCACGACCTCGGTTCGATTTTCGAGGTCGTGAAGGTCTCACCCTCTGCGGAAGACCGGGACGATCTTGCCGAGGAGGGACGCGTTGCTGGTGCGGCCGTCACCGGTGCGGGCTCCGCGTCCGTGACGCTGGGCCTCGGTGCGGGGCGGCGGGTCGTTGGCGTTGCGGAACCAGCGGCCGGACGACTTGCCCGATTCCTTGCCGAGGTAGCGGCTTTTCTCGGTCATCAGTCCTCCGTGGTGCGGGCTCCGGGGCCCGAGCGTTTGCGGGTGGCACCGTTGCCGAGGCCTTGGCCTTTGGCGTTCCTGATGGCCTTGGTGGTGGGCGGTTCGGTGCCGGGGCGTTTGGCGGGGAACACGGATTCCTTGGGGATCAGGCCCTTGAGGATGCGTTCGGTGATCTTCCCGACGATGTGTTCCACGGGTTCCCCTTCCTGGGGCTAGGCGGCCGGGTCGTTGGCCTCGATCTCGTCATCGGTGGTGCGACCGTTCGCGCTGACGATGCGCACGGGGGTGAGGGTGACGACACCTGTCTCCGAGTTGCGTTCGCCGGTGTAGTAGGCCTCACGGTTGCTGACCAGGCCGGTCAGGTTGATGCGTCCGGTGGCGGCCATCTTGTAAAGGGTCAGGTCCATGGGGGCTCCTCAGGCTGGGATTCCGGGCGTTGGCAGAGGGGACCGGGTCGGCCCGACCTCCCGAACGGCGGGGACTAATCCGGGGGCGGATTGGAGGCCGTTCGGGTTGACAGACCGGGGAGGCGTGGGCCTGTCCCGGTCCCCTCCGTCTATTGTGACCCTACACCATCCCGCGCGGGGGTCTCTGCCGCACGTACGAGAGGGGCTTGTGGGTCACGTTCGCGGCGGGACGTGATCTCGTCCCGGATGTGGCTGAGCAGGTTTTCCCAGTCGCCGTCAGCCGGGTAGCTGTCGTGCGTCAGGGTGTTGCCGGTGTCGGGGAGCAGGGAACCGATGAGCCAGCCACGGTCGGCGTCACTGGCGTCGTTCTCACCCATCAGGGTCGCGGCGATGGGGCAGCGGAACCACGGGTTGTTGCGGAATCCCAGGAACTGGTCGATGGAGTCGAGGCGGCGGACGAGTAGGCGCGCGGTCTGCCGGTTCAGGGTGTCGGCGATACCGGGGTCGGTCATGTCAGCGTCCCGTCACGAACTTGGCGCGACGGCGCGGCAGGCTGGTCTTCCCGACGGGCTTGGCCGGGGTCACGGTCCGGCGGACCTCACCGGCGCAGGCCGGGTCGTGGGGCTGGATCTTGAGCATCCGGCAGCACGGGTGTTTGTCGGCGGCGGGCGAAAGGTCGAGGGTGGGGATGTACGGAGTGGTCATTTTCTGCCTCCTTGTTTGGTCTGTCGTGTTCCACGTTAGTCGCCACCTCGCCGCCTGTCAACCCTAGATAGACAACTGGGCCGTAGTTTCTGGCTTGACATCCGCCGATCTTCAGGGACCCTTGAAAGTGAAGGAGGAGAAACCCGACGGAGGTGGTCGATATGGGTACGCAGGTGCAGGAGCGGGAGGCCTTCCAGCCGCCGGTGATCAACCCGTGGCGGAGGGCACCGAGCCGCGAGCAGGTTCGTTTCGCCATCGACCTGTGCCGCAGCGAGCTCCCCTACGCGGAGCGTGTCGCCACCATCCGCACCTTCGAGGTCCTGGACAGCGCCGAGATGCACGAGCTGATCGGGCGGCTGAAGGAGGTCCGGGCGCGGCGGCTGGCGCGGTTGCGCCGTCAGCGGCGGGCCCGTCGGTAGGATCGGCCCCAGCGAAAGGCCCCCGCCTCAACCCCGTGAGGTAGGGGCCTTTCGCCGTGCATGGGAACGCCCCGAGCCCCGCCGCTCTGCCCGGAGTCTCACCGGGCCGCAACGCGAGGTAGTCGGGGCGTCTTGAGTGTCGCGGCACTGCCGCGTTTCTTCCCGGTCGCCGATCCGTCGGTCACGTCGGATCGCCCTGGGCAGTCTACCCGTAGGCCGAGGATGCGGGCATGAACGCTTCGAAGGCGGGCGCGGCTACGCGCACCAGCTTGTTCTCTTTGCCCATGAGGAACAGCCCGGCCTGCACGAGGGCGTCGATGCGGTCGGGGGACGCGGCGTCGTCGGGCACCCACGTGCACATCTGGTCTTCCAGTTCGATGAACGTTCCGACGTGATGCCAGCGGTTCTGCTCGTAGCGGGAGGCGACCGGTTCGGCGCGGAGTTTCTTGCCTGCCAGGGACGTGACTTCCTTGACGGGTGGGGGGCCGGGCGGGAAGTAGCAGCCCTGGCAGCCCTTGTCGGGGTCGTCGGGGTCGGGGCCGGGGCAGTTCGGCTCGTGCTCCTTCTGCATTTCCTTGTAGGCGTCGGTGACCACCTGCATGAGCCATTTCTTGCCCATGTTCGTCTCGATGATCAGCCAGGTTGCGTCCCAGTCGTGGACGGCCTGCCAGGCGAGGCGGGCGGCGGCGTGGCCGACGACTTTCTTGGTGACGTCGGCCAGAACGTAGTCCTCCCCGTCGTAGCCCCGGGCGGCGACGATGAGGCCGGTCTCGTCGCCGGAGCCGGTCGCGCCGGGGTCCATGGAGACGACAGTCTGTTTCAGTTCGGGCAGCTCGCGGGCCTTCACCCGATTGTTTTCGATCATGGGCCGGGTCCAGAGGGCACCCTCGACCTCTTCGATCAGGTGGCCGTACAGCTCCTGTAGCCCGGCGCGGGTGCCCTCGTAAAGCTTCTTCAGCTCCTCGACGACGTGGCGCGACAGGTTGGCGATGTTGTCGAAGATGCTGCCGGTCGTGATGACCACGGTGCCGTCGGTCTTGTGCTTCCACTCGATCAGCAGCTTGATCGGCTTGGGGGTGGTGGTGATGACGGCGCGGGGGTGGTCGTCGATCAGGGGGGCGCGCAGGGACGGCAGGATGCCCTCGTACCAGGCGTTGTAGGTGTAACGCCACTTCGCCAGCTCGTCGGCCCACAGCCCGGCGGCGTTGTAGCCACGGCCGACGTCGGCGTTGTCCGCGCCCTCGAAGTAGATGACCTGCCCGGACGTGAATTCGATCATGAGCTTGGGGGACTTCCAGTAGCGGAAGTCCTTGCCCTTGACCATGCCCATCCGGGTCAGCACCGACAGGATGCCGGAGTTGCCCTCGATGCAGGCGGTCCGGCAGTCGTTCAGGGTCTCGGCGATGACGAGCCATTCGGTGCGCTGGCCGAACGCGTCCACGGGGTGGCGGAAGACCCGGTCGAGGAGGTCTTCAGCACCGGTGCGGGTCTTGCCCCAGCCTCGGCCGGACAGGATCAGCCAGACAAGCCAGTCGCCGGGGGGGCGGAACTGCTCGGGGCGTCCGACCCACCACCAGGCGCTCTTGAGGATGTCGTCGAGGGTTTCGCGGCTCTGTTCGGACAGCCAGTGGCGGCGTAGTCGCGCGGGCAGCAGGGCCAGCTTCTGGGCGGCGGACAGGCTCATGATCGAAAACTATCCGGGGATGGGCCCTGGCCTGCTGCGCGCGATGCCCGGGGGTCGCCCGGCCGCCCGGCACGCGGGCGACCCCCGGTCGCGCTCGCCCTCACTGCGGAGGAGGTGCAGGAAGGGCGGCGTTCAGTTCGCGAGTCGCCTCCTCCGCGCTCGCGGTCAACTCGTGGTATCCGGCCTCGATCTGTTCCGGGCTCATCCGCTGGACCATCTGGTCGAGGGTTGCCATGATCCGCTCGTGTTGCACGCCGACCTCGACGCGGAAGCTGGGCTGGCCGTCGTCGGCGTTGGCGGTGCTGGCGGCCACGGTGACGGACGTCTGGGTGGCCGTGCCGCCCTTGTTCAGGGTTTCCAGGCCCAGCGCGGCGCGTTCGATGCGGGCGGCGGTATCCAGCATCAGCACCAGGGCGTGGGGGCTGATGCTGTCGACGTCGAGGCTTTCGAGACGCTTGACCGCCTTCTCCATCAGCTTGCGGGCGGCCCCGGCGTGCCTGCGTGACATCTCCTCGCGGTCGGCCTGGAGCTGCACAGCGGCGAGGCGGTCCTGTTCGGCGTCCCACAACCCGGCCCGCTCGACCCAGCGGTTGAGGCGGGCGATGCGGGCGGTGGCGGCGTAGGTGAGCGGGCCCATGCCTGCGATCTGCGAGACGGTGCGGATGCGGCCGAAGTCCAGGTACAGCCTGAACATGCCGTAGTTGCGCGGGCTCTCGCGGGGCTGCTGCTCCCAGGCGTCCTTCTGCGGATCGAGCTCAAGCTTGGGGCGCGACAGGCCGTCAAGCACCTCGACGGAGCGGGTGTGGTCGTTGCTGCTGCGGTTCTTGCGGCTGGTCATCGGTCTCCTCCCACCGACGACCAGCCTACGGGAGTCCCGCGCGGGGCCTCTACTCGTCGTCGTCGCCGAACAGCATGCCCCAGAGCCGCTTGGCGGCGAGCTTGCCCGTGCCGCCGCCGACTTCGGGGTGGCGGGAGACGAGCTTGCCGGTCGCCTTGTACGCCTTGCCGCGCGCCTGGGCGGCCTTGCCGCCGAGCAGGGTGCCGTCGGAGCGGCGCTTGTTGTCGGGGTTGCTCCTGCGTGCCACATCTCCTCCAAGATCAAAAACGATGTAATGCCAGGTCAGTGCACGTCTACCGGCAAGACGACCAGGTCCGGTGAATCCTCGTCGTCCTGCCAGCGCACGCACCACTCGTAGCGGGCCCAGGCCCGGTCCACCGGCTTGCCGATCAGGCTGTCCCGGACGGTCTCGGCGGCCGCCCGGTCGGCGAACACCCCGAGCAGCTCGGGCCCGCAGCCGTCGGGGCCGAGGTGCAGCATCGACCACAGCCCCCAGACCTTCATACGCCGGGCCACATCAGGTCGGCGGGGATGCCGATCGCACGCATCGCGTCGGCCCACACGGCGGGCGCTCCGGCCCACAGCTCGACGTCCTCGGCGACCAGCGGAGGAATCTCGTCGACGGCCACGCGGCGGCCCGTCGCCCGGTAGACGAGCGCGTCGGTGCGGCCCCTGTCCGTCGTCGTCTCGCCGTGCCACTCGTACAGCCACGCCGTGAACCCTTGCGGAGACCAGCCGGACCAGACGACCTGCACGGGCGCGGGATGGTCAGGCGGGAGGAAGGCGACCTCCTCGCCGTCGAATGGCCCCCCGGCCAGCCTGAGGCGGGCGCAGTAGCTGGCGGGGGTGTGCGGCCATGCCCAGTTAGCCACGACGCGCCCAGTCCGCGATGTAGAAGGCTACGAAGCCGGGCCAGAGCAGCGCCGCAATCACCAGCAGCGTCCCCATGCCGCCGGGGATGGTCCGGGTGTTCTTTTCGAGCGCGGTCATCTCCGCGTCAAGGCTGTCGTCTTCCGCTCGGTGGTCGATGGCGCGGCCGACGGCGCGGTACATCAAGGCGGCGAGTAGCGCCCCGATCGCCAGATAGGCCGTTACGTAGATCATCCGTTCTCCACATCTCCGACACACGACCGCTCACCGTCGAGGTGCTCGGTGTCCGGGTGGCCGCAGCGGCAGACGCGGTGGCCACCTTCCTCGTACCAAATCTCAAAGCCCACACACAGGCAGAAGCGCCTCATCCTTTATCCCATCCTGTTTTCGATCATGATGCGTTGGACGCACCGGGTGTACCGGCACGGGTCGGCCCGGAAGATCCCCTCATACATGTCGGCGTCGGCCTCCCGGTAGAACGCCCACTGCTTCGCGCCGCCCTCATGCCCGCAATGGGAACGCACCCACCACGAGAACGAGTCATCGCGGGGCAGGCGCTGGTCAGGCGGCCACTGCCCGTCGGGCATCGGCCGTTTCAGCCACTTGATCCCCCAGTCCCCCAGGGGGGTGCCACGGATCAGCCACACGTTTTTCGGGACGCCGGAAACCCGGCCCTCCGATGGGAGGGCCGGGTTCTGCCGCGCCTGGTTGCGTTCGCGGTTGGTGGGGGTCATGGCCGGGCCGGAAGCCAGCCCGCGCGCTGCCAGTACCTGACGACATCGTCGGCGGTGGCCCCCCGGTCGAAGACGACGGGGCCCCCGGCGGGCGTGGACGCGTAGAGGCGATGGTCCGGCTCCAGCGCCCCTGGCCGGGCCACGTCCACCACGTGGAGCCAGACCAGCGGAACGTCGCTCACGACCACTCCGGCAACGCGGTGGTGCGGCGGCGCTCGTTGTAGAGGTTGGTGACGACGCGGGCGACCTGGGTGGACAGGTTGCCGGTCCGGGTCAGCTTCTGGCCCCGTGCGTGCCCCACGAGGCCGTCCGGGCCACCGGGGACGCTGGCGAGGCGCTTAGCGAGCTCCTTCAGGTCCACGCCCTGGCCGTAGCGGGCGATCATCCGGCCCACGCCTTCCAGGAGGGAGCCCTGGACGGCGGCAGCCTCGTGCCCGAACGCCTTGGTCAGCACGGCCAGGGTGGCGTCGGCGGCTTCGGGGGAGAGGGCGAAGACGCGTTCCAGGCTGCCGATGGCGGCGATGCGGCCGCGTGTGGCGGAGCCGCCGATGCTCCAGCCGTGATCGGCGAGGAGCTGGGCGAGGCGCACGGCGTCAGCGTCCTGCTCGACGCAGGCGATCAGGAACTGGTCAACCTTGGAGACCTTCTCCGACGCGTTGAGCAGCCGGAACAGGGCGGCTTCCTCCGGAATGGTCAGCCCGTGGTATTCCATCGTCTGGAAGCTGCCGGAGTAGGCGGCAGCCTCGGCGGCGCGGTAGCGGTGCTGGCCGTCGATGATGTGGATGCGCTTGGGCTCGCGGTGCGAGGTGGTGAGGACGCCCAGGGCTTCCGGCTGGAACTGCCCGGCGATCTTCTCAACGCGGGCGTTCCTCAGGGTGCGCTGAACGTTGGGATCGACCCACAGGTCGCCGACCTTGCGTTCGACGATCTTGTAGGTGACGCGGTCGGTCGGCTTCGGGTTGCTCATGACGGGTTGATCTCCTTCATCCTCTTAATGATCTTTTCCAGCTCACGGCGTATGGCCGAAAGCCTGGTGAACACGGGCCCGACCTGCTCCCAGGTCAGTTCAGTGTTCGGCGGCCCGAGCTCGATGAGCCCTGCCACCAGCCCCTCCATCTGCGGCAGCGACTTGCCCCAGGCCGCCACCTGGCGCGGCGCTGCGGCGGGCTCGGCAACCACGACCGGCTTCGGGGCGCGCAGCGGGACGGCGCGGTCGCCACGTAGCGTCTTGTACGCGCCCCAGACGTTGCCGTCGCTGTCGACGAGGTTCATCAGGGAAGCGGCGAGCGCCCGCTTGTCGCCCGGCGCTTCGATAGCGCCGGTGCTGGTCAGGTAGACAATCTCAAGCCGACGGGCGGTGGCGGCCGAGATGCGGAACGGCTCGGCCAGCACGGTGAGCACGTAATCCTCGCTGCGGCTGGTGGTCCTTCCCGGCGGCCGCTCGCCTGACCTCGTCTGCTTGCGCAGCTCGACCCCGCGACGGCGGGCCTCGTCGGCGCGCTCGGCGGCGGCGGGCGCGTCGAGCAGGCGCATGCGCTGCCACCACCGGCACACCTCGGACCACTTCCACGGCAGCGCCAGGTAGTCGTCGAGGTTGTCGTCGAGCATCCGCTTGGCGGCCTCTTCGACGGTGTCGACGAACACGGCCGGGATGCGCTTGCGGTCGTCGAGCAGGTGGGCGCGCAAGCGGCGGGAGCCGGAGACGAGGGTTCCGTCGGACCACAGGGTGACGGGCCGGTGGAGGCCGTCCGCGTTGATGCTGTTGCGCAGCTCGACGCAGCTTCCGAGGCTGTCGCGCAGGTGCGGGATTCGGATCGACTCGATTCGGACCATGCGTTCGGAGGAGCGGGTCATCGGCGGGCCGCCGTGAGCTCGCGGGTCTCGCTGTCCAGGCCAGACGGTTCGGGCTCCGGCTGGGCGGGCTCGGCGGTCGCCTCGTCCTGCCGTCCGGCGTTGATCCGTTCGGCGGCGGCGGCCGCCCAGTCGCGCCGGTGGGGGTCGGCGGCCTTTTCGGGTGTCATGCGGTGACGGCCGGTGCGGGGGGTGGGGGTCTTCCAGGGGTTCCAGCCGGTGGCGTTTTCCAGCCACCGGCGGTACGCCCAGGCTCCGGCAGCGAGGGCGAAGAGGATGGCGAGCAAGGCGGGTATGGGCAGAGTGACCGGGTTGAGCATTTCGGTCCCTTCCTCGGTGGTCGTTGACGGCTCCATCATCCACAACGTGTCTCCCGCTGTCAACCGAGACTTTACAGGGCCTCAGCAATAGCCCCGCCAAGGTCCGCTCCTGTAGGCTCATGGCTAACGTAACCCCCCGGCAAACGGCGAGGAACATATGAGCACCAGCTACAAGACCCTCTGGCAGGAGGTCACGAAAGAGAACGCCCTGCTCAAGGAACAGCTCCGACAGGAACGCGCCGAGCGGCGGCAGGAGGTGGACAAGCTGCTTGGCTTCATCACCAGCCACCGCAGTGACCTGGCCCAGACACGGCCGATTCTGGATCTGGCGGGCATCGCCCGCCACATGAAGGTTGCCCGGTTCACGCCCCAGCAGTGGGCCCAGCGGGACCTGCTGCCACCCGTCGACTTCCCCGAGATCCGGGAGCCGCTCTGGTACGCGGCAACGATCCGGGAGAAGTTCGCCGAGGCGACCGGCCGCGTCTGGTACGACAACCCGGACGAGCCGGGGCTGTCCCCCGCAGCCTGACGGGGTGTAGAAAGAAACAGCGCCCCGGGCCGCTATGCCCGAGGCGCTGAAAGTGCGTTGCCGACGCACCCCGGAGTCTACCGACGCCATACAGGCTCGGCAACTCCGCAGGGTGCCCTATCTGAAAGAGGCACCGTGTCACACGACGCAACCGCCTGGGCCAAGGCCCAGAGCACCGGCAACAGCCCCGCGAAGTTCATCCTGCTGGTGCTCGCCGACTTCGCCGGTACGGACTACTCCTGCTATCCGTCGGTCGCCAAGCTCGCCGAAATCACCGAGCTGAGCGAAAGCACGGTGCGCAACGCCACGAAGCTGCTCGCTGAGCAGGGCCTGATCCGCGTCTTCTACCGGTACCGGGAGAACCACACGCGCCGATCGAGCCGCTACCAACTGCTGGTCGACGGGGCCGAAACGATGGAGCCCGACGCCGACGACTGGGCCCACCAGCGCCAGCAGCCAGCGGAGGGCCACCGCCAGGAGCCGGAGGGTACCCCCCAGGAGCTGGCGGATAGCCAGCGCCAGGAGCTGGCGGTTATTCCTTATAAAGATCCGTCACTAAGAGAACCGTCAGTTGTTACCCCCGGCGCTGCGCGCCCGAAAGCGGCGACACGCATCCCCGAGGACTTCCAGCCCACCGAAGACATGAAGCGTTGGTTCGTCGCCGAAAACCTGCACACGACCATCGCCGACCCCCGCGCCGAGCACGAGACCTTCTGCGACTACTGGCGCGCTAAGGCGGGGGCCGCCGCGCGCAAACACGACTGGCCTGCCACCTGGCGCAACTGGATGCGCAAGGCGGCCAGTGATGCCTCCCGGGTCAACGGCTACCGCAGCGCACCGGCCACGCCGTACCGCAGCACCACCGACACCAAGGTCCAGCAGACCCTGAACCTTGCCGAGAAGTTCCGCCAGATGGAGGAGAACCAGTGAACCTGTCCGAAACCGCCCGTGCCCTTGCCTTGGTGCAAGCTTTTGACCAGCGCACTGTCGGTGATGCTGACGTCATTGCCTGGCAGGGTGTCCTCTCCGATGCCGCCCTTGCCGACGTCGAGGCGGCCGTGCGTCAGCACTACGCCGAAGAGACGACCCGGATCATGCCCGCGCACATCCGGCGTGCGGTGCGGGACATGATCGCCCAGCGGGAGGCGGCGGCCCGCGCCACCCCGTGGGCCCCGGGCCAGTACGGGGTACGCAAGGAAGAAGCCGTGCCGGAAGTGACCACCGGCGAGCGGCTGGCCCTGAGCGACCTCCCGGCGGCCGTGGCCGAGTTGGTGGCTCGGGTACGGGCTGACCTCCCGGATGGCTCCAGGGAGGCGCTGATGCCGCGCACAGTGGCCTGGGAGCGGGAGCATCGGGCCTTCACGCGGGTGCACAACGGCACGCCGAACCCCCTGTACCGGCCGAGAGCGGCGGGGAGCCTGCATGACCCGATGCCCGACCGGGATGATCCGGCCCTGGAAGGGTGGCTGAAGGCGCGCGGCTGGGCGTCCTACGACGAATGGGCCGCTCGGGGGGGCCCGCTGGCGCACCTCAACTGCGCGCACGACCCCGGCCGCGACCCCGAGGCGGTAACTGTGACCTGCCCCGACGCTTGACCGCTGGCGCGGCTCGTGTATGCTGTGAGTAGACAGCCAATCGAGGAGGCGCACATGCCGAAGCACGAAACACTGGCCGCAGCACTGGCCGCGTTCCAAGCCGAACTACCCCGGCTCCGCAAGGACGAGACCGCCAAGGTCAAAGGCGAAAGCGCCAACGGTCAGCCCGTCAACTATTCCTACGGGTACGCCGACCTGGCCCAGGTTGTCGAGGCGGTCAGCGTCTGCCTCGGCCAGCACGGACTGGCGTTCACCGCCTTCCCGACCATGGCCGACAGCGGTGCCTTCATCCTGGCCTACTCGCTGCTGCACGAGGGCGGCGAGGAACGCAAGGGCGTCTGGCCGCTGCCGGACCCGTCGCGGGTCAAGCCGCAAGCCCTGGGCTCGGCGATCACCTACGCCCGCCGCTACGCGCAGATGGCCGTCACCAACACCTTCCCCGACAAGGAGGACGACGACGGCGCGGCGGCTACCCCCACCAGCCACGACGAGTGGTCCAACGCCCGCCCGGCCCGGCCCGTATCCGCGCCCCCGGCACCCCCGGCCCCACCCGCGCCCGAGAAAGACTGGTCCAAGGCGACCGACGCCGAGGTGGCAGAGCAGCACACCAAACTCTGGACCCTCGACGCGGGCAAGGCGGCCCGGCTATACGACTGGCTGGCCGACAGCAAGCGCAACCTGCACGAGCGCCTGGTTGTCAGCAAGCCGGGCGTGGTCGCGATGACCGCAACGCAGGTCCTGGCGACCCGGCTCGCCGTTGACGTGCTCAACCCCGCTTCCACTCTCGACGACATCGACGCGGCGAAGACGATCGCCTCGGACCGGGGCCTGCTGAAGGTGCAGGTGTCGGAGACGGAGACCCTCGACCAGGTGATCTTCGAGGCGCACGAGCTGGCCGCGCACGCCGCCGAAACGCTGAGCACGGTGCCCACGGATGGGCCGCCCGAACCTGCTGCGGCTGTGTGATGCGTGCGGCGACAGCCTTGACCAGGTCGTTCGAGCGGGCCGGTTTCCGGCTGGTCCGCTCGAACGGGCACCACATCTGGGCCTGCCCGTGCGGGCACCGCCAGATCGTTTCACCGGCCACCCCCGGGCGGGGCCGATCGATGGAGAACACCCGGGCCGAGATAGCGCGCGTCCTGCGCGCCTGCAAACCAAGAAAGGGGAAGGCCGAATGAGCGACACCGGTCTGACCGATGCGGAGAAGCTGTCCGCGCTGGATGCGTACCTGAAGGTACTCAAACCGGCCGCCGAGGCGTTGCGGGCCCAGGTGACCGACGACATGGGCAAGCGCCGCGTCGAGAAAGTCGGGGCGTACCTGCCCGACGGCACCAAGCTGGCTTCCGTCACTCGTTCCGAAGGGCGCATCTCGGCGCACGTCACCGACGAGGCGGCGGCGCTGAAGTGGTGCACCGAGCGGTACCCGGACGAGGTCGAGACGGTCAGGATCATCCGGCCCGCGTTCTTGAAGATGCTGCTCGATACCGCCAAGGACGGTGACGTCGGCGTCGACCCGCGCACCGGCGAGGTGCTGCCGTTCATCGAAGTGACGCAAGGCAGCCCCTTCGTGACCGTGCTTTCCACCGCTCTGGGCAAGGAACGCATGGCGGCCCTGGCGAACGGCTTCGCCGCGATGATCGAGGGTGGCGAGTGATGGCCGACCGGGATTGGGAGGCCGAGGCCGCGCTGCGGCTCCGGCGTCACGCGGAAGACACGGTGACCCGCCTGCGGGCCGTCGCGGACCAGATTCAGCGCGAGACGAAGCGTGCGCTTGAGGATGCCGCCAAGCCGGAACGCGACTACGAGTGGCACACCTACTCCCGCGTCGCGTCCCAGGCGCTCGACGCCATGAACGCGCTCACGTTCAACGTCAGGATCTCCCACATGATCGAGGCCGCCGCCACCGCCGACGTCGCCCGGGAGGCGAGCCGTAAGGGACGCCCCGTCGTGCCAGAGGATTGCCGGTGATGCGGCCGCATCCCGTCCGGCGGCGCATCGTGCGCCGTCGGACGGGGGCCGCGCCGACGAGGCGGGCCGGGACGAGGGTGACGGTGACGGTGGAGACGTCACCGGGCATCTACCAATCGTTTTTGATCATGGACGGGGACACCGTCGGCGTGCAGCTCCAGGGCTACACGCTCACCGAGACCGGCCCCAGTATCGTCACCGTGCCGGTGACCGTCCGGGCCCGAATTGCCTGACCACTTCCGGTCAGGCGCACCACTCAGGAGGAGAAGCAACATGAACCGGTTCCGTATTGCGTTCGGCGCGGCGGTCGTGGCAGGCCTGATCGCCTGCGGCACCCCCACCCGCGTCGATCGGGCCATCGACCAGCCCACGGTCGGCCAGTCCACGACCGCCCCGGCCCGGACCCCGACGCCCGGCGTCGACCCCACCACCGCGCCCGCCAAGATCACCAAGACGGTCAGCGTCGAGCAGGAGAACGCCACCCAGGCGGCGATCGAATACCTCGACTCCCAGGGCTTCTCCCGCAAGGGCCTCATCAAGCAACTGGTGTTCGAGGGCTACCCGGAGAAGGTCGCCACGGCCGCCGTGGGCACCCTGAAGGTCGACTGGAACGCGCAGGCGGCGATCGTGGCCAAGGACTACCTGAACGGGGAGGCCTTCTCCCGCAAGGGCCTCATCGGACAGCTCGAATTCGAGGGCTTCACCCACGACCAGGCCGTCTACGGCGTGAAGGCTGCGGGGCTCTGATGGCTCGCCGACGTGCCCCGCGCCGACGGTGGCACGTCGGCGACCTCTGCATTGCCGCCCACGAGGTTCGCATGGCCCACCCCAACCGGCCGGTGACCCGCACCTACTGGCGGCGGGGGGTGGTCATCGCCGTACGGGGCGACCGGGTGATCATCCAGTCTCGCGGGTTCCTGTACACGCACCCGTGGTGGGAGTTGCGGGATCCGCCCCGCTATCGGCCCTCCCGTCTATTCTGAGGCGCATGCGACTTTCCCAGCTTGCCCGGGATCTCGGGTACGCCGTGCACTCCACCTTCGCTGTCACGCCGAAGGGGAAGGCGGGGGAGGAGCGCCTGGACGCCTACTGGACGACCGGCGAGGGGGCCGCGAAGATCCGCTGGGCGGAGCCGTGCGCGTTCTGCCGCTGCCTCACCCACCTCGGGAAGTACGTCAACCCGAAGCAGGTGAAGGGGCATTGCGCGAACCTGGAGAAGCGGGCGACGGGCCACTGGCCGAATCCGGAGCACAGCAAAACGCATCACTGTCCCTGCTGACTCCGCATCCCCCATGGTGTATGCTGTAGGCATACATAGGGAGGAGATGCCATGGAGACGCTCGACATCCCCACGGTGTACCAGCAGGCCCGCTACCCGACCCGGACCATCATCAGCCAGTTCCGTGGGCCGTGGTATTTCCTGTCCAACTTCTACCCCTCCAAGCTGACCTGGGAGGGAATCGACTACTTCACCGCCGAGCACGCGATGCACGCGGGCAAAACCCTCAACCCGCACTTGAGACTCAAGATCTCCGACGCCCTGACGCCACACGAGGCGAAGAAGATGGGCCGCAAGATCGACCTGCGGCGCGACTGGAACACCACCGCCCGCTACCAGGTGATGCGAGGCGTCCTGCGGGCGAAGTTCACGCGCACCCCCGGCCGCATCGCCGCACTGCTCAGCACCGGAGACGCCTACCTCATCGAGGGCAACACGTGGCACGACCAGCACTGGGGCTCCTGCCGCTGCGGACGCCCGGAATGCGTCGAGCCCGGCGGCAACCACCTCGGCCTGCTCCTGATGGAGCTACGCGACACTCTCAGCGGAAGGAGCGACGACACATGCTCTACACCTCGATGGGGCTCATGACCCCCGCCGACCTCGCCGACCACCGTCGCCTATACGACCTCGACGCCGACGATGGCGGAGACGAGAGCGACTGGAACCCCGAGGCAGGGGCGTCGTGCCCGGAAGGCAACCGGGCGGTAACGCAGACACTCGGAGTGCAGGACGCGTGAGCTTCGAAACCGCCAAAGCCCTCGCACAGGCCCGCTCGTTCGGGATGTGCGAGGGCTGCCGCGCGTTCACCATCCTCGACCCCCACCATCGAATGACGCGGGGCTCAGGGGGCGTTCACGGCGTCGCGGCCACCGTCTCCAACGACCCGCGCAACCTGCTGATGCTCTGCCGCGCTTGCCACGACTTGACACTCTCTGACGCCACCTCATGCATCACCGTGGGGTGGGTGGTCGAGCGCCGAGCCGGAATCGACCCGCGCGAGGTACCGGCGAAGATCCACACCGTCAACGGCTACGGCTGGTGGTACCTGACCGAAGAGGGCGGCTACCGGTGGGCCGACGACCTCAACCTGAACCCCTTCTACGCTCTCGACTACGCCGCCCCGGCGGACGAACCGAGCTGCCAAGATCCGGCCTGCCCCGACTTCGGATCCCCAGACTTCGGCGAGGGCACCTGCCCGGCCGAACACGCACAACTCCGCAAGATCGAAAACCAGGAGGAGAACCCCGCATGATGCCCAACTTCGGCACCGTTGAATTCAGCGCCGAGCTCACCAAGGACCGCCAGCCAGGCGTGCAGCACGCACTCGCCTGGCTGGCGTTCTCCCACCTGCCCATCCCCCTCCAGAGCCTGTCCATGCCATTCCTGAAGGTCGCCGTCGACCTGATCGGGCGCGTCCCCACCGACTCGGCCGAGCTGACCACGGCCCTGGGCAAGCTCGTCGAGGCGAAGGACTCGGCCGTGCGCGCGGGCATCCTCAACGACTACGGCCGCCCCGGCCCGGTGCCACGCCCGGCCGACGTCGTCGATCCGCCGTCGGCCCTCCGCACGCCGCTGTCGATGGCCACCGTCGATCTGCCGCCTTTCTCGCCCGAGACCACCGAGGAGCAGGCATGAACGGGGAGATCGTCCACAAGCACGACGCCTACGACTGGCACACGCACACGGCCGAGGAGTACGCCCGGCACGAACGGCCCATCGACAGCGAGGTCGGGCCGAAGCCGGTCATGGGCGGCCATCCCGCGCAGCTCACCGACGGCTTCCACACCATGGAGGAGCTGTACGACCACCGTCGCGCGCTCACGGCCGCCCTGGCCGCCCAGTGCTGCGACATCTCCTGGAAGTCCAGAGCCCACCATCCCGACGACGACCCCATGTTCGAGGGCGGCTACTTCATCATCGGGATCGACACGCCCGCCGGAACGATCACTTACCACTACAAGCTGACCCACTGGGATGACTTCCCTGAGGTGCCCGAGCTGGAACACGCGCCGAAGTGGGACGGGGCAGGGCCGCCGGAGACCGTCACGCGCCTGCTGGCGTGGGCCCGTGACGAGTAGCCGGGGCCGCCGCACCCAGCGGCGGGCAACAGAGCGCCGGGCCTTGAACGAGGCCCGGCGCGCGGCGCTACCACTCCAGCGGTCCTTCAGCGTCAAACGCAAGAAACGCAAGATCAAAAACGATGCGGAGATGACGGATGGCCAGGATGCTCAGCAAAGCCCACGGCCTGTGGGTGAGCAGGAAGCTCCCCGGCGGTAGCTACATCGGCGGGCTCCGCGTCCCGGAACGCCGAGCCCGCCGGATCAAGCGGGCCCGCGAGGCCGCCGATCTGCGCCGGACGGTAGCGGAGGCCTACGGCCCCAGCAGGGAGTAGAGCGCGACTTTGAGCTGGGTCGAGTCGACGTTCCACAGCAACTGTGAGCCGTAGAACTGGATCGGGAACGGGCCCGTGATCTGCGTGCCGGACGCCGAGGTCGGGATCGTGTACGACCTCGGCCCGGCCGTCAGCCCGTCCACCCCGGACGCGACCGTGACCGTCAGCGTGTGCGTGGAACCCGCATCGGCGTTGAACACGGCCAGCATGGTCGCCCCGTCATTCGGGCTGACGTTGCCGTTGACCGCGTCCCCCGCCACCGACGGGGCCGGGAAGGCAGTCAACGCGGTGCGGCTCACACTGGTCACGGCTGTCGCGGTACGCCCGGCCATCGACTCTCCTTCGGAAGTTCTCGTGCCCCCGGTGGACTCGAACCACCTCGCCTCCCCTCAGCAGGGCGGCTTTGCCAGGCGAGGGCGCGCGGGGCGACGCGTTCGACCCATTTGCCCTCAGGGCGTCGTTTCGAGTAGCGCTTCGAGTGGGTACCAGTCTGGCATGTTTGCCCTGATCGCAGCGATCATCTGGTTCCTGGCCGCGTTCGGCGTCGGCCTCGGCACGATCAACATGCTGCTGTTCGGCCTGGGCTTCCTGGGCCTTCACTTCGCGTTCGCGTGGGGGCTGCCGGTCCCCGCGCCGTGGAACCGGCAGCCCCAGCCCTAGAAGGAATTCGGCGGCGGCTTCGAGATCCCCCGGCCCGGCACCAGGTGTTCCGGCACCAGCGGACGGCCCAGATCATCCTTCGGGTCGGCCACCGGCGTCACATGCTGCCGGGCGTACGCGGTCAGCACGATCTGGAGCGCCCCGGCGGCGAAGTCGACCCAGCGGGCGGCGGTGCCAGTGAGCAGGCCGCTGGCCTGAAGCGCGACCAGCACGGTCAGCACCACGGCGGCCCAGGCGACCAGCGTGGCGATGGGGGCTTTCTTGAAGGGGTTCATGCCTGCGCCGCCAGCTTGGCTATCGCGGCGTCCATGGCCGCCTGGACGGCCGTGGTGACCTCCTCCTGGGAGATGTCGTCACGGTCCTCGGGCAGCGTCGCCACGACGGCCGTGGCGACGGCCACCGGGATCGACGCGATCGCGGTGGTGAGGTTCTTCCCCATCGTGGCGACCTCTTTGCGCATCGCCTGCACCTCGTTGAGGGCCAGGTGGGCGTGCGTGGCGTACCGCAAAGCCCATTCGAGAGTCATGCTCTCGTTGTAGCCGGGCGTGCCCTTGACGCCCGGGTTGATGTCGTTGGGGATCTTGTCGGCCCCCAGCAGCTCGTCGACAGACGGCATGTCGTCCTCCCATCCAGGCGCTACGAGCGCCGTCAGTTCCGCGAGCGTGCCCCGGAAGGCGTTCGCATCGCAGGTGGTCTGCCCGGCGATCGTCGCCGAGCTCGTGAATTGCAGGATGGCGGGCGTCTGCCCGCTGTACGCGCCCCAGCGCGACGAACCGTCGCCGGGGTAGAGGGCGCTCGCCGCACCGCTGCCGGAGACGTACGAGGACTCCCAGAGCGGGTAGGGGAGGCCCTTCAGGGCATCGCCATAGACCCACTTCGGCGCGTACAAGATCGGCATCAGCTTCGGCATCCTCGCCCGCAACCGGTCGGCGCATTCCTTGATCTGCGCTTTCGTGGGGGCGGGCGTCTGGCCGTCGTTCCACGGCTCGCAGTCGAGCTGAAGGATGAACGGGCCGTCGCGCCAGCCAGGACATTGCGAGTCGAGCCGGGCCAGGAAGGCGTCGGCGGCGTTGGAGCCGTCCGTGTTGCGCAGCACCCAGTAGGCACCCAGCAGGATCTTGCCGCGCCACGGTCGCAAAGCGCGCCACCAACTGCCGAGCTCAGCGTCGTCCTTGTCGCCGCCCGCCTTGTGGGTCATGAACGTGAATCCCTCTGCCACCACGCGTCCGCCGTCGGGCACGGCGTCGTAGTGGCTCGCGTCCCAGCCATAGCTGGTCAACGCTTCACCTCCTCCGTGTAGCTGTCCGCCTTACCGTACGCCCGCCGCCGACGGCTCCGGCGCAGCACCTGAAGATCAAGAACGATCCAGGAACGCCAGCCCAGCACCAGCGGCATGCCGATGGCGAACGTCGCCGCCCGGAACCACGCGAACCAGGGGGTATCGCCGAACAGGTACCGGACCACCGCGAGGTCCAGAACCCAGGCCAGGATCAGCATGTACCAGAACACGTGCCACCCGCCGCGCGATTGCCAGAAGCGCGCCGTCGCGGCGAAGACGACGAACCCTGCTGTTGCCAGGACGGCCGAGGCGAAGACGCCGATAGTGCCGAGCAATTCGGGGGTCACTCGCCACCGCCTTTTAGTATATTTTCGATCAATGGTCCTAAATGGTTCTCGGTGCGCAGTTTTTGCAGAGAGGCGGCAATGGCGTCCACGCGGGGGGTGATCCTTTCCACCTGGCGCTGCTGCTCCTCGGCGTGGTCGCGAAGCCGTTCCGCCCGGCGGACCGCCTCGTCGGACTCCTGCTCCAGCTTCCTGCGCCAGCGCCACCACGTCACGAGGAACCACCTCGACCTCTATTGTCCCCCCGGCCTGCCCGTTGGTGCAGGGCATTGAGGACTTTGTCCTGATTCTCCGCGAGCACCATCAGCTTGCCCACCGAGTCGACCAGCGAGGCGATACTACGGGTGTTTGCCGTCGCCCCGGCCTCTGCCGCTTCCGCTCTCTTCTCAGCGCTTTCCAGCAACCTGTCGGATACCCGGCTCGAAAGGATCTTCCCGCGCAACAGGGAATAAAACACGGCGCTCAGTGCAGTAACGAGAACGCCCACCAGATACCACGGCAGAGTCTGTGCATTCAGTAAAGCCATTTCGCCCCGTTCTCCCGTTCCTCCGAGCCATCCTTTCATAAAGGTCGGACGATTCAGGAAACGGATGGGAGCGCTACCATCATCACACTCAGCGTCGGCGGACTCACGTTGTCGGTGTTGAAAGGACCGGCGGGGGTGCCCGTCCAGTACATCTTCAACTCCAGATAGTCGCCCGCCGCGAGCTTCCACATCGTCAACGCCGAGGTCCACTGCTGGCCCGTAACCGTGCTGAGCGGAGCCCACTTCGTGCCCTGCACACCGCTGCCGCCCGACGCGCCGTTCAAGGTCACGCCCAACTGGATGACGCCGGACGTGCCCAGCGCCGACCCGATGTTGACGCCACCCGACCCGGTCGCCAGCACAATGCACGCCGACGGCGCGGTGAGCCGGGTCGGATTCGCCACGCTGTACCACGAACCATTCGCCAGCGGGCTCTCCGCGCCATTGTTCGAAACGACCGTGTCGAACGTGATCGCGGTGAACGAGCCCTTGGTGAGGCTCTGTGTGGCATTGCGGTAAACGGTGGCCGATGCGAACTTCGAGAAGTTCGCGGCCAGCGTCGCCGTCGACACCAGCGCCTGATCGATGTCGGACGCCATCGACTGCACGTCAGCGGCAGACACGACGTCGTCCGTCCACGGATACCTCAGCCGCAGATAGGGGGTCTTCCGCATTGCCATGTCAGGTCACCGGCCCCAGGTACATGCCCCAGAGGCGCGAATTCGCGGAGATCGCCTTCTGGGTGCTTCCGTTGAGGAACAACGTCAGGGCGGCCGACCCCTGGTAGATGGGGGCCATCCCGAAGACGTTGATCCACTCCCCGCTGGTGTTCGTGTCGTCGTTGCGCTGGAAGAAGGTCGTCGTCGACACCACCCCGGTCACCTGATCGGTGGAGGTCACGGAGATCCGGGCCATGTTCATGTCGCCGACGACGGGCGTGCCCGACACGATCGCTACGAAAATCGTGGCTCCGAACAACCACCACGACGGTTGCTGACTGTTCGGCTGGCTCCACGACGACTGGCCCACCACCAGCCCGCCCGTGTTGTCCCAGTCGATGGCACCGAACACCGCACCCTGCGAGCCTGCGGTGAAGCCGCTGCCGGTGGCCGTCTGCCGGGCGATGAACGACGGGCGGCCCAGGAACGCCCGGAACGGGGCCTGCTCGGCGCGAAGGTCCGCGTCGACCGCCGTGGCCAGCCGGAAAGCGTCCTGCACGTCCGCGAAGTCGGACGTGAGCGGGTACGGGTAACCCTCGTTGGCAGTCGTTCCGCTCATGCGAAGTAGTCCGAAATCTTGACGGCCGACAGGGCCATGTACTGGATGGTGTACGTGGTGGCGGGGTTGTTCGCGGACAGCGTAATCGCATACCGGATGGGTGTCGTCGGGTCCGTGCTGAGGGTGAGCGCGGAGAAGTGCCCGGTACCGCCCACGCCCTGGTCGTTCGACTGTGACGCGTTCGACCGGAAGTCGATGATCGGCTCACCGCTGGTCGGGCCGCCGCCGAACGGAAGCAGCAGCAGGAAGTTACTTGCAGCCTCAACCAATTTGATCTCGAAGGTGACCAGCCAGTACCCGACCGGCAGATACAGCGACGTGTTGTCATACCCCAGGTTGGTGTCGGTCCCGACGTTGAACTCCGTCGCGTTGAACACGAGCGTGCCCGTGAACGTGGACGTGTCGATCGCGACGTTGCTGTTGCTGATCCGCACGCGCGGGAACGCGGCGACGAGCGACACCAGCGGGTCGATGGCGGCCATGGCTGCGTCCGCCGCATCGGCCAGCGACTCCAGTGCCTCCTGGCGCGGGTACGCAACGGCCGGGTCGTAACACATCGGGTCCGCCGTGGCGGGCACCGGCAGGTGATACGAGAGCGCCGAGACGCTGCGATACGAGGCGGTGATGGTGCCCACCACCGAGGATTCGTCCCGGGCGAACAGGCCGACGTTGGTACCGGCGGTGTAGTCGGTGAAGCTGGCATCCGTGGCAGTCGCCATCCAGCCGCCCGGCTCCGGCGCACCAACCGCCCACAACTTCAGCGACATGACATTGGTCTGAAGCGGGCGACTCCAGAAGATCGAATACCGCAGGTTGTAGAACGTGTTCGCCACGTAGGTGAGCCCGGTCGCCACCGTCGCAATGGTGACCAGACCGCCCGAAACCACCTTGGAGAAACGCAAGGAAATCGCGCCGCCGGTGGCCACCATCATGACGCCCGAAAAGTGATTGCTCGTGCTCGACATCTTCGCCACAAACCCGGCGGTGGCCAGGTTCGTGGCGGGGATCGCATTCAACGCAACCTGGCCGGTGATGTCGACATTCTGCGACTGAAGGTCGACGTATCCGAGCCGGATGCCGGTCGAGGCGATGAAGATGGTTGCGGTGGACGGCGTCACGTTGAACTGTGTCGACGTCCCCGACAGCGAATAGGTCTGCCCCGAGGTCGCGACACCGAGACCGTTGGCGACGGTCCGGTTGAACGTGTCGGTGTAGCCGGTGGTCACCACCCGGGGCCCCTTTCCTTGCTCTGGCCGAATCGGTGTTACGAAGTCGGGTAGACCCCGTGAATGGCCGGGCGACCAATCCAGTCAATAGATGCCGCGTCGCCCCAGGGGCGATTCTGGACGTAGTCGCTCGCCAAAAGCCGGTTGCCGATGTCGATCAGCTCCGCATCCGTGGGCTGCGGATCGGCGGCGTTTGTGATGACCGGGTCAACAAGCTGAAAGGTGACATCTCCTTCGACGGGGCCCTTTGAGCTGATAGCGACGGTGATATAGGGATACGACATAGCTCTCTTCTTTCATGATCGGGCCGTAGCGACCCAGTCAACGGGACCGGACCACGTATTGGGGGTTCCACTGCCGTCGGAGACGCGTAGCAGAAAGCCGGTGGTCGTGATGCTGATGGCCTGGGAAAACCAGGTCCTGGCGACGCCCGCACCGGCGGTGACGTTGGTGGTCACGACCGGCGCAGCACTGAACGTAAAGTTGAAGGTGACCGCGACGGCGACAGTCGCGACGGCCGACACCGAGACCGAGACCGAACCGGTGTCGACCGCTCTCGGCTGCGGACCGAGACTGACGCCAGTGGGGCCCAGCACCAGCCAGGACGAGTCCTGGCGGAACACGGCGACCACGTCGCCGACGGCCGGGAGGTACGGGCCGAGGACGCCCACCCCGGAGGAGAACTCCCCGCCGTTCACAGACAGCGTCAGCGGCGACACGGCCACGACGGTGGCGGTGCGCATCCCGTTGCCGATCCCGGCGGCCTTCTGCGTCTGGTGCGCCAGTTTCGTCGTCACGACGTCACCGGGGCGTACGCGCGCAAGCTCAACGACATGTCCCCAGTCTCCCGTAGCGGCAGGGTGAACCCGACAACGACCTGGGTGCTCGCGGCCCCGTCGGCTTCCAGGGCAATGAGGTCCCCCAGTTCCAGCGAGGCGTCCGGAACGACCGCGACGGGATCCCAGGTCTGGGTGATGGCTGTTGCGGCCTTCAGGGCGCTCTGGGCGGCGGACAGGCACTGCGACTGCGTCAGGGCCGCCTGGTTCTGGATGAGCAGCGGCTTGCGGCCGAAGTTGCCCAGGTAGTTGGTCGGGCTGCCGTCGGCGACGTCGCGCACCGTGGCGTACACGGGGGCCGACCCGTCCTGGCGTTCCGAGGTGAACACGACCGCGTTGTAGACGCCGGTCCGTGACACGGTGATCGTCCAGTCCGCGATGGTGCCGTACGCGCCGGGGGCCGTGTCGGTGCCGTCGGTCAGCGTCACCTGGGCTGTCTGGCCCGGGTTGGTCCACGGCACCCGCCGCTGCACGAACGAGCCGTCGGCCAGCGGATACCACAGCATCGCGACGGTGGCGCTCATGTCGTCGAGGGCTTGCGCCCGGTCGCTCTGCCACACCAGCGGCGGGATGAGCACCCCGGTCAGGTCGGAGGTGCCGAACACAGCGTCGGAAACGGCGTCGGTGACGAGCCGCCGGAACTCGACGCTGATGGTGTTCGTGGTCACCGACGACTGCGGCGTTTCGAACGCGGCGTCGACCACGTCGGCGGCCAGGTCGAGGGCGCTTACCCCGACCGCGCCGTCCCGGCGCATCTGGACCTGCTCGATGCGCCCGTAGAACACGGGGAAGGACACGACGGAGCCGTCCCCGTACGTGATGCCCCGGTAGGCGCGCAGCCGGTTCCCGAACGGGGCCAGCAGGCCGTCTGTGTCGACGCTGCCGTTGTCGAGCAGCGGGAACCAGGACCGGTCCACCGTCAGGGACAGAACGCGCGCCACGCGGCTGTTCAGGGTGGCTCGCACACTGCCGTCGATGAACGGCATCCCGGAATACAGCACGGACCCGTCCCGGGCCAGCACGTCGACCCGGTTGTAGACCGCGTGCGGGCGCGACAGGGCATCCCGATACTGGGCGTCGAGGCCCCCCGACCACACCATCAGCCCGCCAGCCCTTGCAGGACCTGCGTCCAGGTCAGCCCGGCGGCGTTGACCGCGCCCCAGGTGGCGTACCGATTGCAGGTGTCCTGCCAGCGGGCCCCCACGGTGCCCTCCATGGGGCCGCCGGGGGCGGCGACAGTCACATGCGGCAGCGAGAAGACGCGGATGGGGAACCTGTGGTCGGGCAGTACCCGGCCTTCTGACGACGTCCCCACCGAGATGTACGCGTCCGGCAGCCCGTACTCGTCGGGCACCTGGAAGAGCAGCGGCGAGCCGGGGGCCAGCAACGCCACCAGCCGGTCCCGGTCGGCGAAGGTGCGCGACACCAGGGTCAGTGTGGACGTGACCGAGCTGCGCACCTTCGACACGACAATCGGCACATCCTGGTTGTTGATGTTGAACGTTGCCGCGTTGGCCGCCTGCTGCCGCACGTCGAGGCTCTGCCAGAACACCCCCTCAGCGGGGATGCACAGCGGGTTCGGGTCGAAGGTGAAGTCGATCCGCACGTTGTTGCCGGGCCGCAACGGATCCTTGAGCTGACTCGACCCGCGCGAGGCCAGCGACACACCGGCCGAGGTCGCCGACCCGGCGGCAGACACCACCACCACCGAGCTCACGCTGATGATCGTGGTCGCGGCGGGGGTGCCCGTCACGTTGATGAACGGCCGCACGAACGCGGCGTTGGCGGGGGCTACCAGCGTGAACGTGATGGTCGTCGCGGCGAGCACAGACGCGCTGGAACTACCGGTCGAAAGGAAGCCGCCTGCCCCGTCCAGGTAGCTGACCCCGACGTTCACCGTCTGAGTGACATTCGACGACACGACCGCCGTGATCGTGAACGAGGCACCGGGGGTGGCCGGGATGTCCTCGGCGCGCAGGTTCGGGGTGGCGATCGTCCCGTCGGTGAAGAAGGACATGAACGTCGCGCCGGACCTCGACGAGGTGGGCCGGATGGTGGTCGCCGAGGTGGACGCATACCAGGGGTCGGTGTAGCCGTCGGCGAACGTCGGGTTGGCGTTCAGGGTCACCACGGGCGCGCTGGCGGTGTAGTAGACCGAGCTGTCCAGCGGCGCTTCCGTGTCGTACAGGACCGCCTTGTAACCGGCCTGCATGGGCGCGTAGGCGACACCACCGATGGTGGTGGACGCGCCGTGACCGCGCACCTGCGCCGTCGCTCCGGTGGCCGCATCCACCCGGTTCACCAGGGCGTACGGGGCGTCGATGTCGCTGAAGTCGAGATCCAGGCGCACCTGGGACTTGGTTGCGTCGGCGGTGGCGGTGATCGTCGGCACCCGGTCACCTCGTCCCGTATGACAGCTCGTTGGCCTGGTCGCTCATTTTCTTGTCGATGCGCACGTCGAGGATATCCGTGATCTCCCTCGTGCCCAGGTAGACCCGGACGTTGGTCGCTTCGCCGTGCGAGGCCCGGCTGCCCAGCATGTCGAGCAGGCCGGTGCTCTTGGCGACGGCGGCCGCCTTGGCCGGGTCGCCCATCGGCACGACCGCTTCAGGCCCGGCCTCACCGACGACGGCGAGGGTCGGGGCGGTGACCAGGCCGCCGGACGCCAGCAGGGGGATGTGCGGCAGGCCGATGTGCACGGCGCTGGATACGCGGTCGATGCCGGAATTGAAGCCGGAGATGATCGAGTTGATGCCGGACTTCAGCCCGGACAGGATGTCGTGCCCGACGTTGCGCATGAACCCGGAGATGCGGCCGGGCAGGTCGCGCACGAAGCTGACGACGGCGTCCGCGCCTTCCCGCACTTCCCGTTTCGCCCAGTCCCATGCGCTGCGGAACGCCCCGCCGATGATGCCGGGGAGGCGGTTGACGAACCCGGCGATCTTGCCGGGGAGCTGGGTGAAGATGAAGATCACGGCGCTCACGCCCAGCTCAAGGGCGGTCTTGCCCAGCGAGAAGGCCAGGTTCCACAGGTCCACGAACAGGTGACCGATCGACTTGACCGCGTCCCAGATCATCCCGGGGGCTTTGACGAAGAAGGCGATGATCAGGCCGATGCCGACGCCGATGGCGAACCCGGCCGCGTTCAGGGCGTTGAGGAAGAGCTGGCCCAGCAGGGCGGGCAGGGCGCTCAGGGCCGCCCAGATCTTGCCGGGGATGCTGGCGAAGAAGCCGGGGAGGGTGACGGTAAACCAGTCGCCGATGCTCTTGCCGACCGAGACGATCCACTGCCAGATGCCCTGGAAGAATCCCTTGATCG